GTGGCCGTGGTGCCCACACCGATCGCGCCGAACATGTTGGATAGTGCGCTTTGCAACTGCCCAAATTGCTGTTGGTTACCGGATAGATAATTGGTGTACGCGTTGTTCGCGTACGTGCTCGCAATTCCTGTGTTGAGACCCGTCAATGCTCGCTCGTTTGCCCCTGAAAGCAATCCACCATTGGCAGCCGCACTGCTATTCTGCGTAGCATCGGCGACGCCGATTTCGTACTTTGCGGCCGGCGACGTTTCGTAATTCGACATGAATGTGTTGTAGTTCAAGTTCGGATCCGCACCGGCAACACCGCCGATTCGGTTGATAGCGCTCGTCGCCGGGTTCAAAAACGACTGCCCAAATTGATTGTAGGGTTGCGTCGTACCTGTGAAATTGCTGGCAATGTTGTTGACGCTGGAGCGCGCGGAATTAAGGTCGCTCATTGCGAGGCCCGAACCGATGATGCCCCCAAGTCCTGAACCGAAATCGTTCATTTCGTCGCCCCCTTGCAGTGTATGACACTTTCAGGTAAGACGAATCATACATGAGTCGCGCCCGAAAAATCATGATTTCTGTAAGGCTCCCCGTCAGTCTTGTGGGCCGGCTGGATTACGCTGTCCGCAACACGGACGAACGCCAAGCAACGCGGTCATCTCAAATCCAGGAGGCTATAGAGCTATGGCTAAGAAGCCGCGAAGATCAGTTGCGAAAGCTCGGGCTGGAGCCCCCAAGGTAGCTCGAAAAGTCAGTGAACGGGAACTGCATTTTCATTGTCAGCAATGGTTGGAAAAATCCGGCATTTGGGACCGGCATTTGATCTTCCACGTTCCTAATGAGCGCAGGGGCGGCATCGGCGCAATTATGCACTTCAAGCGCATGGGTGTCCGCCCCGGCGTTGCAGACTATCTTGTGTTCACTCGGCGCCCCGCAGCTATCGAAATCAAAGACGACAAAAGCAAACAACGCAAAGGACAAGAAGAATTTCAACGCTATTGGGAGTGCCAAGGATATTTGTATTTTGTTGTCCGTACGCTGGAGGAATTTCAAGGCATCGTCACTGCGTTGACTCTGTTCTAGGTGCGGTAATGCACTACGCCCTCTAAAGTGGTTGCTGCGGCGAATAAGCCGACACCCGTTGGCTGGCCGGCATGGCCGCTTCCCAGCTCTTGCAGCGCTACGAGAGACGTGTTCGGCGCCACGATCCCCGTCAGCGTCACATAGCCGGCGTCGAGCGTGACGCCACTCATGAAATGGATTGTACAGCCGCCATTGTCATTCGCAGAGCTTACGGACGTGAACGGCAGCCCCGATATTTGCATGTTACCCGTAGGACCGCCGAGAGCCGAAATCGTCACCGAAAAACGCGCCGTGACCATGCGCCCGACTTTCTCCCACGTGCCCGACTGTACGGTGTACGTGGGAGCGCCGCCAAGGGTGCTTCCTTGAAGCGTGGGCGTCCAGTTACCAAAAGAGTATTGCGCCTGCAGCGCTGTGACTTCGGTGTTCAACGTGGCGATTTCGCCGTTGATTGTCGCAATGTTCGCCGTGTTAGTGGCAACTTGCGCCGTAGTTGCCGGTAGCGTTTCAACGCTGTTCGGGTCAATAAGCCCGGAAATAGCCAAGACAGACTGGAGGTCCAAGAGCCAACGATTGAGCCCCTGAAACTGCTTACCAGCGAGGAAAGGTGGCGGCGGGAACTTAATCGGCATGTTCAGTTCCCAGGCGATATTTTCGCGAACATTTCATCAATGGTAAATGGGGCTTGCGTGCCACTGTACTGGAGCCGGAGCACTCTGCGGCGCCCTGTACCCATTTCGCGTGCGATGGCACGTATCTGCCCCGTGCTTGGCAGCGTAATCTGCCGTACGCCGCGCCAGGTGGCCGCTGGGAAAGTTTCGGACCAATCAAATTGAAACGTGCCGGCCGCGGGTCCCATTGTTGAGGCGATATCGATCGAATCAAATGTCTGCCGCGATTCTTGGCTGCCTATCCACATAGTTTGAATGAGTCGGTTCATGGTGCCCGCGGGCTCTGATGCGCTATTCAGATCCATTGCGCAGACGTGCCCTGTATCGAGCCCGACGTACGTCACGCCCCCGTCGTGCTCTGTAGCGCAACGGCTGGCATGATCTAAACGACCACCCGGAGATTGCCGATACGACCACACGTTTGTCGAAGAACACAGTTCTACAGTCCATTGCCCCGGCAACGTCAACACGTAAAAATCACTGCCGCCCTGTCCGTACGTGTACGCAGTCAGCGTTGCAAGTACAGCCGTTGTAAGCCTCTGTAGCATCAAATCAAGCCACGGAGGCGATATCGCTTGGCCTCCTTGTCCCAGGCAGCCCCACACACGGCGATCCGTGCCCACAAACATGATGGCATCGCGAATCACTGCAAGCGAGCCGCGGGCTGCGATGCCTACCGACAAAAGTGAATTAGGATAGGAGGTAAAAGCGAAATCCGTGGCACCCCCCGGATTGTACCACTGTTCGCACGATCGCGCGCCGAGCGGCCACAGCACGCGCCCCGAAACGGCCAAGTCTACCAGCTTATCTGCGCGCGCTTCCTTCGTCGCGAAGTTCGTGCCCGGCACGTTTGCCGGCTGCAACGGAAGCGAGCTGAACATCTTGCTATCTTGATTCGCGTAGAAATTCGACGCGCCACCCCAAACCGTGAAGTTCTCTAGGACTACAACAGTGGATGGATCGAAATTGATCGACGCGTCAAACCCGGCGTTCACGACACCGCCGCCCTCCGTTGCCGTGTAGCCGGTTCCGGCCAGCCCCGGATTGATGGTGTTGGCGTTCGTCGCGATCACAAGCGCCGTACGGTCTTCCGCGAGCCGTACGACGGGCAACGTTGGATTGAGAGTTACAAAGCCTGCCAAGTGGGGCGTGCCAGTTTGTACGTCATAGAATACAGAACCGTCCGCGTGAACGCTCCAAACGGTTCCTAAAGCATGAGACAGTGCAAGGCACGGCGCGGTTGCAGGCCGCGACACAACGTCGAGCCCTGGGGCGCCCATGAAACGCACGCCAGCTTCACGGCCCTCTTTAGGATCGCGCGGAACCACCCGCACATTGACGAGCTTCGCGGAGCCCTGATCTAGGCTCCCTGTGTCCAAAAATGAACCTAGAATATTGACTGTGCTCATTACGTACGCGTCCGCTTTATATCAGGCTCGGGAATACCGCTGGCGGTCACGCATTCACCGTTGCGGATATGCCCATGCCAGCAACCTTTGCAATTGACGGAGGGCTGTAATGTGGGAGCTTCACGGTCGCCGTTCCAGCTCCATTGCGCGGTACCGCCATTCTGACCCTGCGGATCGTGCTTCATGTTCGTACGGCCTGCGATGATAAGCGGACCGCAGCGGCGATCGAACATCGGACAGTTGAATTCTACGCACTGTTCAGCACCCGGCGCAGCCGGATCGTGGTCTAGCGTGTGGAATGTCGCCTTGGCGTCGCTCATGACCGGACAAGCCTAAGCCATTGCTGGCCGCGTGCGTAATTCTTCCACTTGGCGTTCGCAGCTTCGGCATCGACAATAATCGGGTCGGTCGGCGAAAGTACGCGTCCATACGAGCCCATGATGCGCCGACCAAGCATCAGTGCAATCTCGTGAAGGCCCTCCGGCGGCAGCGAAACGGCGTCCGTACCCGCCGCATTCGTGAGCGCCGGAATGCGTCCGCCGTAATCAATAAGCGCCTTCGCAGCGGCCCGCGGCGGTTGCCATGCTGTGATCAGTACGGAGCCGTCAATCTGACGCTCTTGGTGCCATCGCGTGACGATGCCTACTTGCGTTGTACGCACCACGTCTGCCATTGGCGCCGTACGCGTTTCGCGATTCGTGTTGTTATTGAGGTCGTTCATCCAAATTGATTTGACTGCAACCGCGTCCACTTGAACCAGATAAGACGCGTTCGCAGTGCCAATTGAAAAACTGTAAATGTTGCCCGTCACGCCAGGCGGCAACGTGACTGCCACACGTGCTTGGAGATACATCGTGGCGCCGTCCATGTGTTCGGCGCGGAGAAGATCGTTCAAAATCGGGACGTTGTTTGCGAGGTCCGCCGCCGTTGGCTGTTCTGTCTGGTCGATGATGCCGAACAACCGCAAAGCTTGCGTGACGACGTAAGCGGCATTCTGCGTCACTGATCGTACTCCGATTTTGCTGCTTTTGCCATCTCGGCTTGCTTAGCTTGCTGCCGCTGGAAGATGGCCATGTACCAGCGAATCAGCGCCGCATTGTATCGAGGCGGGACGGTACTTTCGATGATATCACGAAAGACATCGGCATCGGCCGGTTCTATGATCATCGGGACTTGCGAAAGAGGCTTCGGCGTGGCTTCCTGCGCCACCACGCCAAGCGGAGCGAGAAAGCATATTGCAATCCATAGTATTTTTTTCATCATACCCTTCTTTCAGTCTTATATCCATGCGCTGTTCGAGCAAAACACGACTTGCCTCGTCGTGCCCAAGCCTGTGACGGATATAGAACGCAATAGCTTCATTTACTGCGCCTTTGGCAACCATCGCGGATGATTCGGGAAATATCGCGAAAGCACCTTGACATCCATATCTGTCAGAAGGTTCCGAGGAACGCGACCAACGACCGTTCCGTCGATGACGAGAGCAAGGGCGTCGGTGTAGCAACCATCAACAAGATAATCTTCTCCACGGGCATTCGGATCGATCTTGCAATTTTCGCCACGCAGCACTTGAATTTCGATCTTTCGCTGTGCCGCACTCGGAAGGCAATTGCCGCTGGTCTGATCGCTTGGGCAATAGATGATTTGCCCCAATATTCCGATAACGACGGTCGCGGTGATGACGTCGGCCATGATATTCTCCTTCAATCCTGTATCCATGCGCTGTTCGAGCACAGTACCGCCTGACGCGTCGTGCCGCCAGCCGTGACGGCGCCACGATAGGCCACGGCTGTATTCTGGTCAGTTACATAATGTCGCGCTCCTTCGTGCGCGGCGTTGCAAGTCGGCAGGCCAGCGACCGTAGTCACACCCGTCGCGATCTCGGCCCCGCCATAGACGGCACCAGCAACACCTAGGCCGCCGATCACCGTCGTCGCGCCCGTGGTGGGTGAGGTCGAAGCCGTCGCATTGATGACGTTGAGCACGCCGGCTAGCGAGGAAATCGCCGTGGGCTCGGAATTGAGCATGAAATACTTGGTGGTGATCGCCCCGATGCCGCCGAATGCAAAGGCGGGCATATAGTTGCAGATGTATAGCGCAATTGTTGCATTGAGCGCCGTAGGGGAAGGACAGAAGTGTGGGATAGCTAGTGCGATGTTGCCGTGAATATTGTCGATGGCGAGGGTATTGGCTATGACGGTCGGGACCGCTGCGTGCATATCGACGATATGCGAATTGTTGAGATAGAGATTGCTGACCGTGGCACCAGCAACAATGTCGGTTAATTGGTTCTCGGACGGAATTAGGTTTGTGACGACTTGGCCCGAATTATTGACTTCAATCTTGCCTTCATGGCCAATGCCGAGCGGCACCATTCCGGTACCATTGAGTTTGAGCCAGCCAAGGGAACCAATAACATGGCCTAAAACTGATGACGCCGCCGTGCCGGTATAAGTCATTATCCCAGCGAAGCATGGCCAAATGGTGGTCCAAGGCGCGGATGGGAAATAGGAGCACATCGCGCTACTTGGCGTATAAATACCGCCGCCAGTCTGCGATGAGCTGTTGAGGGCCAATAGCCCTGCCTGAAACGTGATCGAATTGGGAAAGGAATTTCCCCATACCACCGCCCCACCTGTTGCAATCGGGACGTAACCGGCGGAGGGTGTGCCGGAGAAAACATCCTGCTTATTAGTGAACGCAGAATTGAGACTGTTCGTCTGCCCCGGACAGTTGATGTTCGGCACGTTGGCGCACAATGGCTGCCCGTCCGCAAACCCTGGATTGGACTGCGCCTGCACTGCTACGGGAGCAAGCAGTAGTACCGCCGCCAATGCAAACCTACCCAAGAACATCGCTGCCTCCTAATGTGCTACGCCCAAGAATGAAAGCTGCAGGACGGTTAGGATTGTCAGGATCGTAAAGCCGTACGTTGGCAAGCTCCGTTGCGGCGATTGGCGGCGTGACCGTTCGCACGGAGGCAGACGGAATGAATGTCCCATCGTAGTCAGAAGGTACGATGGTTTGTAGCTCGTTGACTACGGCGGGCACCGGCTGCGCGAGTGATTGAACGCCGACAAATGAAGCCGTCTTACCTACCTGCTTGTAATAGGGCGGAGCCTGCAAGAGCGCTGCTAACCTGGTTGCGTCGTCCGGCGCTGTAACCGGTCCGTTGGCAAATGCGCTCGGGGCTCCCGACGACGGCCCGGAGCCCCAAATGTCGTCTAGGTTCCAGCGTGCAGGTAGCGGCTCGGGCGGCGGGTCAAGGGAAAGGTCCGGCGCGACTTGGAAGTCATAAACCTCAGGCCACGGGTCCCAGCACGGCCGCACGGCGCGTCCTGATGCCTTCGTACAGACAAGCAGGCCGGTAAGCTTCTCGCGTGCAAGCGTGCTATATGCGACCCGCGTTCCGCACCGCGAGCATGCGCCCCAAAAGCTGTAAGGGCGAAGCTTCGGCTTGACAGTGTGGACGGGCTGGCCCATGCGCAACCTCTGAAGGAAGGACGCCCCCGGCTTTCACCGGGGGCGTCGGTCGCACCCCGCCCCAACCAAAGCGTTACGCGTTATCGGCGCCGGGACTGACGAAGACCGTACGCCAATCGATAACGGATGCCGCGCACCGGAACCAAAGAGCGATCAACGAAGCCTGATTCGACCAATTGCTATCTTCGCGGATTTCCAGTTCCGAGCGCTCCCAAAACGTGAAACCCTGGCCGTTGTCCTTGTCCTGTTCGGACGACTGGATGAAATAGTTGTCCTTGTCCACAAGATATGGCGTTTCGATCACTTCCGGCAGTGCGTTCGTGGCGCGGAGGACGTTGATATTGTTGGTTTGGGCGTTCCACTGCAACGGCGATCCGAGAATACGCCGTGTTTCCGGACCGCTTTCCGGCGACAGGATGACACGTCGCGGCAGCACGTTGATGACGAAACCGCGGCCGTTGCGCGTGTACGAAATTTGAATGATCGCGTTTTCGAATGCCAGTTCCGACACGTTGGCGGCGATCAGCAGATTCGACTGCGCGCCGACGGCGGTCGGATGCGCGGCAGAGCCAAGCGGCACTCCGTCTGCCCGCACGCCGTTGACGGCATCTACGGCGACTTGCAGCGGCGCGTGGGCGATGTATTCCTCCGTTTGACGCGCCGAGAAGGCAAGTTCCTTCATCATCCGGGCGCCAACGTCTTCGTACAGATTGTCGTCCTTCGCTTCGCGGGAAATCGCAACGGCCAGTCCATACGAAGCATGGGTGACCTGTGTACGGTAGCCCTCATTCGGCACGTCGAACTGTACGGGCTCCAATTCCGGTTGCTGAACGGCGAGGCCCAGGCCGGCGCGCTCCGTCATGAATTCTTCGAAGGCCTTTTCCGAGGGCTTGGCATCGAAGAACTGCGGATAGATCGGCATAAGCCGTTCGTAGTCCATGCCAAACAAGGCGTACAAGCCGGGCCAATATTGCGAAGCTTGCAAACTGCGATCGATGACTTGCACGGTTGCGTTCTCCCCATAGATGGCCTATCGGCCCCGAATCACTTATGCAGGTTACCCGATTCAAAAGACAATACACAGTCCTTAAGAATGCTTGTTGACACCCTCTAAAGACCGGATGTATGACACGCCATGCGCGACCTTCCGACGATTAATTTTGATGTTAGCAAGCCCGAAAAATTTGGGAATTTAGCTGAAGAACTCGACAAAGCTGAACGCCAATTGATCGCCGAAGAACTGATATCGCTAATCGGTATCGACGAACAATCAATGTCCGATTGGATCGCGAACGCCGAAGGCTACTTGAATACGGTGACCGCGGAAGGCAACGACGCCATGCCGCAGAACCGTGAGCAAGAGGGTACAAACGAAGAAGATGCGCCGGCAACCGAGATAACGCTAACAGCCGTCATTCAGTTTTCGGCCCGCGCCACGGATGCACTTCTCGGGGAACCCGATCTTGCGAAAGCGAGTGAGCCCGGCGGCGAGGGCGTGGCGGCATGGGTATCCAGTCAACTCCGTACGGAAGACCCGAATTGGATTACGGACACCGATCCGCTGATTGTTCATATGTCGGTGACCGGGCTCGCGTGGCGCAAACGTACGGTCAATCGCGAAGAAAAATCTTTTCATACTTCATTCCGTACATGCAAAGATGTCATTTTGAATGTCAAGCATCTTCGTAACATCGAACGCGCACCGCGGATCACAGATCAGTTCACGCGCTACCCGTACGAAATCAGGCGGTCGATCGAACGCAAGCACTGGATAGACTACGAGCCTGATTTTGACGAAGCAGACCCGCAGGCGCCGAAGAATTTTTACGAATGTGATGCATGGCTCGATCTTGACGGGGACGAAATTGACGAGCCGTGGACAGTCACGATCTCGCGGGACGACAAACCCGAGGTTGTCAAGATCGAACCGCGATGGACGGCAAAGACCGTCACGAACACGCCGGACACGCTTTATTTTAATCCGATCATCCGATTCTATCCGTACAAATTCCTGCCCGACCCTGACGGCGGTTTCATGCCGATGGGCTTCGGCAAGTTGCTTGCACGCATTGAGAATTCCGCAGATCGTTTGCTTGCGTCGATCAGCGATACGGCAAAAACAGAAAGTGAAAACGGCGGCGTGATGGGTGGCAGTGGTGTGGGACTGCCCGATAAGATTGAGGTCAAAAATAATCGCATCACTACCATTCCTACAGATGGCGTGCCACTTGAAAAAGTCCTGTCAATGTTTCCGTCGAAAACGGTGTCCGCCGGTTCCGTACAGGTGCTGGATAAAATCATGACGCTGGGTGATCGCCTGGCCGGTACGTTGAACCTGCTGGAAAATGCGCCCGCATCGATGACGGCTACCATGGCGCGCGGTGTGCTCGATAACGGCGCGCAAGTTCAGTCGGCCGTACACCGCCGGCTAGTCACATCCATGACGCAAGAATTCCGTCAGTTCGTGAATATGGCGAAGGCATACGATATGCTGCCGGATGCGCTCCGCAGTGCTGACTCAAACGCCGTCGCTGTGACAGCGGACCCGCAACTTGCAACCGAAATGCACCGTAGCGCGCTTGTCGGTTTTCACATGGAAGTTGCCAAGGAATTTGGGCCGCTCGGCGCCGTAGACGTACGGGCAATCGTGGCCGAAGTCTACCGCCTTGCGCGTGTGCCCAACGGGCAACGCTTCGTATTGCCGCCACAACCGCCGCAGGCAACGCCTAAAGAGAAGATACAGGGCGCCATCGCGATTATGAAGCATCAGACTGAAAAAATCAAAGTGACTGGCGCCGTAGCTGTACAGTTGACGCAGGCCCTAAAAAATCTTGTGGAAGCGGGCGGCGGCATGGTCAACACGCAAATGGCCACGCTACAGATGGCGCAGCTAGAGCACGCCGTAAATGAGATGATCGGGGAGGCGACAAATGCAGGACGCGCCGTTGACGGAATGGATCAACAGTCCTCAAACCAAAGCCCTACAGGACTACCTACACCGCCGGGTGCGGGCGGTAACAGCGATATTCTTGGCGGGGGAGCCGGTGAGCCCAACAGCCCAGGGCCGGGCGGCGGCCTTCAATGAAATCGCCACGCTTCTGAAACAGTCCCCCGAGAAGCTGAGAGAAATCCTTAAGGGGACGCCCTAACAATCGGAGACCTTATGAGCAACGTAGGCGTTCATTCGTTCCAAATTCCGCATGAGCACGTACAGCCGACCCGCGATATGGTTATCGTACGTATTCCCCTTCCGCCGTCCAAAATTGGCAGCATCCTGACGCCCGACATTACGCGCGACATGATGCAGCACAATGTCATGGCCGGCCGCATAGTCGCCATGGGGCCGCTCGCATTCCAGTACCGGAAAGGCGAAGACGGCTTTGCAGCCCATGACGCAAAGATCGGCGATTGGGTTCTATTTCGGCCGTTCGCCGGCACGATGATTCAGGGCGGCAAGCTCATGGCCACCAACGGTTATCGCTACGTCTCCAGCTTTAACGATGTGATCGGCATCATTTCCGCCAAAGACTGGAACCCCACATGTGAGTGGGAATACGAAGCTGACGATGGTGTTGCGGCGTTTGAATTCCACAACACCAAAGAAAAGGTGGCGTAGCTATGGACCTTAACATGATGCTGCGGCAGACGGCCCGCAGCGGCCTGGAGGCCAAACTTGCCCAAGCCGTTGTGGATGGGGACCAAGAAGCCGCGAAGAAGATCGCAAAGGAAATGAGCGATCTTGAACTGCAGACGGCGCCCAAAGCGCCCCCGTACGGAGACGCTGAAATCCGTGCAGAACTGAACAAGCTCCCTTGGTTTGGCGTCGATCCGCGCAAATCCGCCAAAGCAATGCAGTACGGCAAAGACCTGGACCCGCGGAAATTCTCTACCGCGGAAGCCTTCGCCAAGGCGGTCGCCGACGCCGTGGCGGAAGATTTCAAGCCTGCGTCTGAAACTCCTCCGAAGGACGGAGAAGGTGACGGGGAAGGCGAGGGCGAAGGGGAAGACGGAGAAGGTGACGGGGAAGGCGAGGGCAAAGAGGATGAAGGAAAAGACAAGCCCGGCAAACCTCGCAAGAAGACGGACGGACCCGGCGAAAATGACGCCAATGGCTCGCGCCCCCGCCGTGCTTCCGGCCCTTGGAAGAAAATGAGTGACGCACCGCCAGCCGTACAGGCGGAAATCCGGCGCACCATGACCAAACTATTAGGCGCACGGACGACAGAAGACCAACGGAAGGCTTTCGAAACTCGTGCACTAGAAAGCCACTACGCTGCTGCGCAGCGCGGTAAGCAAAGGAAATAACCATGGAATCGCCTTTTCAAAGTGTTGGGCTTGCACCGAACTTGATGCCAAATCCGCCGCCCCGCATGCCGGAGGCGCCTGGCATCCCCGACGCGGCTGCCGCTCTATCGCCATTCTCAGAACCGCAAGACGTTGAAAGCATCATAAAACAGCTTGTGCTCGACCGGCCGTTAAAGCTGTTCATTCCCAATCGTGAAAAATACCCGGAATGGGAATTTCGCATCATCAACAGCATTCCGGCGGAAATCGTAGACGCGAGCAACAAAGGTTGGCGACAGGTCACCGATGAAAAGTTGGTGGCGCTATTCGACGGCCTCCACGCCGGAGTGGACAAGACGGGGAAGGCATTCCGTCCGCTTCTGTTCGCCCGCAGCAAGAAAATCGGCGAACATGTCACCCGGCAGCACCGCGCAAAACTAAGCAGCATCTATGCCGGCATGGACCCTAGCAACAAAGAACTTGACGGCAAATACACAAGCCGAGTGGACAAGAAAGACGGTACGTTCGGCAACTTTACCGGCTGGGGTTTCCGCATCCGCGTCTAGCCAACATAGGGAAGGCAATTCAGCCCATGGCAAAGAAACCAAGCAAGCCCGCCAAAAAGGCCGGCAAGGCGATGACGGCGGCCGATCACCACCGGATCGCCGACATGCACAACGCAAAGGGGAGCATCCATAGAGCGAAAGCACAGCTCTTAGAAGCGCAGAACCCATCGCAGAAAAAGGGGACGAGCGGCAGCGTCTTCTGAGGTATACTGGCGACCAACTGATTCGCGGGGGCTGCGCGGCCGTGAAAAGACTGGCAATCGTATTGGCGTTGGCGCTGCTGTGTACAAGCGTGCCTGCACAGCAAAGTCAGTTACCGACCGGGCCTGGGGGCATTCCCGACCCGAATCAAAGCCAGTTCCCGCAAGAAGGCGCACAAATACCGCCGATCGGCAGCGCCCTCAATCCGGGTGGTGGCGGTGGTGGCCCGGCGTGCACCGCAGGCGCGTTCGATCTGTCGCTTGCGACCGGCTGCAATATCCCATTTTACCTTGACGGGGTAATTCCATGATCCGATTGACACTGTGTCTTGCTTTGATTTCGACGTCTGCTTTTGCGCAGGCACCCGACGCAACGCAGCGGCAGCGAGCCGCACTGCCGTTTGTGATTGAGCAGAGAAATAACGCTCTCGACGGCGTTGCTCTTTGTCAGGGCGATCTGACGACAGTTCAGGAACAATTCATGGCTTTGCGCAAAGAACTCGACGCAACGAAGGCAGAGCTTAATAAGCTGACGAAGAAGGATACGCCAGAATGAAACGTTTGCTTTTCGTCATAGCGGCACTTTGCCTTACTTCGGCGAGTGCTTTCGCCGCTTGCGTCTCGCCTATGACAGGCAACGATGCCGGAGGAACATCAAGAACCTTCGGCGTCACGCTTGATGCCGCGACCAATTGCTACGGCAACGTCGCTATTGTGGACGGCTCCAACGCGGCGAATAAGGTGACGGTGACCGCCGGCAATGCACTCAAGGTCGATGGTTCGGCGGTGACGCAACCAGTCAGCGGCAATATCACGACAGTCACGACGGTATCAACGGTCAGCGCCTCGCGCACGGTCGGCAATGCTGGCGGTGTGCTTGATGCGATCGGGCAGAATGTCACTGCCCCCGCAAATTGGCTCCAGACCGGCTGCCAATTCAACACCACGCCGACGACAATCAGCAGCGGCAGTGGTTCGCCGATCCAATGCACAAATGCCGGATTGCTGCTCACATCAGCCATCATAAACGGCACCGTGACGGTCAATGGTTCGGGCACGACCCAACCCACCAGTGTTGCGGCAGGCCAGATTGTGAACGGCGCAGATGTCGCGCTCGGGGCAACCACAGATGCGGCCTGCGCTGGCGGCGGCTCGACGTGCACGCTGGAAGCACGAACCGCGCATCTGGAAAATCTCATAGCGTCGTCAATTCCGGCGGGGACCAATCTCATTGGCAACGTCGGTTCGGCGACGGGCAGCGCGCCGCCTTCTGCCGCTGTCTATCTTGGCGGCAACGCCAGCGGAGCCACCGGCGGCCAGCTCAAGGGGCTCATCACCTGCGATAGTCATGCTAAATTCGACGCGACCACGACCGGCTATGTGACGTTGGTACCGGGCGTTGCTAGCCGCAAAATATACGTCTGCGGCTACATATTGGGAACTGGCGGCACGGCGACAAATCTCGATCTCTCTGAAGACACGGTCACCAACTGCACGAACGCGCCAGCGACGTTGACGCCAGTTTGGCAACTCCTCGCCAACGACAAGATTGGAACGCAGGCGGCATTTTGGACGGGCTTAATCACGTCCACCAACGGCAATTATATCTGCATCCATGCGAGCGCCGGCAATTCCCATCAGGCCGAAATCTGGTACACAATCCTATGATGCGGTCATTTTTCAATTGTCTCAGTCTCCGCGCCTTGAGTGCGCTTGCCGCTCTATGGCTTATAGGGCTCGGCGCCTTTGCGCAGCAAAGCGTTCCTTTGACGGGCGCAGGGGGGCGCTTTCATGTAAGCGCCTCGTGGACGCCAGCCAGCGTCGCAACATCATTCTGGTTCGATGCCAATAACGCCGGATCGATTACGAAGGACGGCTCCAACAACGTCAGCCAATGGAACGATCTCTCCGGTAATGGCAGAAATGCAACGCAGGCCACTGTAGGCAACGAATTTGTCTACACAACGGGCACTTTGAACAGTTTGCCGTGTCTGCTCAGTAATCAGATTGCCAATAAGAATATGGCGACTGGTGCTTTCGCCATGTCGCAGCCGTTTATTTTAATGTATGTGTACAAAACAACAGGCAATGCTCAAAATGGTTTTGCTATTGTTTTCGATGATGTTAACGGCAGTGACCCGCGCCCGGTCATGTTCACGCGGCGTAGCGATATTTCAGACAACACGTCAATCTATGCCGGGACTGCCAATTTGGTATCTGGGGCGGTAGTAAGCATCAATACTGGGTATTATCAATATGGAATATATAATGGTGCTTCTTCTGAGTCTGGTTTGAATGCAACTAATGCCAGCGGCGGAACAATTGGCACCGGGGGCATTTCAAATGGCGTTCTGATCGGCGGAAAGGGCGGCTCGAATTCGGCCGAAGTCTCTTACTGCGAGATATTCGCGATTACGGGTTCCTCATCGGCGACAGACCTCAACAATGCAATAACATACGTAAAAAATAAGTGGGGTCTATGAGATACGTTGCGCTTGTACTCGCAATTATCTTGCTGGCTGGATTCACGCATGGGACGGTTGGTACGGCGCCGACATTGACGCCTCGCACCTTAGTCGGATCAACACCAGCGGCAAACGGCGCACAGCTAACATTTAATGGCGTGGCTGCTTCTGTGGCAGCGAACCAATCATTGACATCATGCAACATTACAGCAGGCGATTCCTCCGGCAACTTTTCGTGTGCGGCTAGTGGCGCGACGGCTGTCATTACGACAACGGCGAATGCAGTTACCAACCTCAATGCAAACAACACATCGACTGTAGTCACGCAGAACCTTACCGTCACAGGAACGAATGGTAGCGGCACGTCAGCGGGCGTCACCATTACAGTGAATATGTACGCGGATGGATCGGTCAATGCGCCTGCGGGCGTGAGCGCGGCTTACAGCCTGGGCGCCTATCAGACGCGGCCGCCTTGGCAAGTCGCGAACGTCGATTATGGGGTCGGCAATTCTCTTAGCGCATGCGGTGGATCATTATCCGATCCGAGTACGATGTCGGTCACGGGCGTCAGTGTCAATACCACAACTCATATAGTGACGCTGAATAGCTCGTCTCCGACGATACAATGCTTTGATTTCGGCGTCTCAAGCGGATTTTCTGGTGCCGGGCTCTGGACTATCAACTGCAATACGGCAAACGCCGTCATTAAGAACAACAATTTTGCTGTCGCGTCCAGCTACGGCGGCTTGACTGGAATTGTGTTTGGCAACTCGTCATGCAGCAATCTGACCGTAGAATATAATACTTTCGATGGGGGCGGTAACCCAACCAGTACCACGCAGCCATCGCTTACATATGTTGCGCCTATCGTCAATGACGGTTCAGGATTAACGGCGAGATATAACCGGATCAAAAATTCAACCAGTCAGAACATTGATATCCAGGGCGGCGGCACGCTGACTATTGCCTATAATTCGATTGAAAATTCGGCGCTCTGCTGCTCAAACCACAACAACTACACCCAATTTACCAGCCAATCGTCAAACTCGACTTGGACAAATCCGCAAATAATATATAATTATGGTTTTCAAAATTCTCTCGGCGGTAACAGCAATCCAGGGGCTGGCATTCAGGTCGAGGCGCAGCCGAATAATGGCGGTCATACGACCATAACCGGGGCAAATGTCGCGAGGAATGTTATCATAGCCAAGTCGGGGTTTGGCAGTCAGACGGCGGTCCTTAACTACAACATAACAGCTAGCGCCGACGACGCCCAAGAGACAAATACAGGAATGATCTTGCAGAGCAATTATCTCGATTATTCTCGCTCCTTCGGCCCCTTTAACATTCCATCCGGCAATGGCATGACTGTTACGACATGCTCAGGGAATATCAATCTGACTACCGACACGACGATTTCCGGCACGTATGGGGCGGCGTCGTGCTCGTGATTTTCTCCCTCGCCCTCGCGCATCTCTGCATGGCACTCCTAGCCGCGCCGCGTATAATTTTTCTGTGGAAATTTCACGACAGCCCTGTTAAGTTGCGCCGGCACAAGCGTAGTCCACAAGCTCGTAAACACGAAAGGAAACCACTACCATGACAAAACATACGCTGTTTACTGTTCTAGCCGCCGTGGCGTGCTTCGGAACGGCCCATGCCGCCGACATGCCGGTGAAAATGAAAGCTCTCGCCGCTCCGGCGCCCGTTGTCGGCTACCCGGTCGGCTCAGGCTTCTATTGGGGGCTCACGACTTTCGCCGATGCCGGTCCGGTCAAGGGCAGCATCGAAGGGATCGGCCCGGCGAGCCTCACTACGAATCAGATCGCACTCGCCGGCACGGTTGGATGGGCTTTCAATGCCGGTGGCCCTGCGTTCTACGCCGTAGAGGGCTCATTCGGCCTTACCAATTTCAACGGGGGCAACACAGTTGGGCTCTCGCTCTCCGGTCCTGCCGCCTTCGAACAGCGCTTCAAAGCCGGCGTGCCGCTGGCGCAGCTCTTAAGCTACTTGCCGGCATTGAATCTCCCGACCGTCCCGCCGTTCCCCCCACTCCCGAATGGCCAGGTCGCCACCAACGTCCTCACCTACCTCTGGGGCGGCATGCACGAGGATGACATCTCTGCCAATTTCGGGTTGGGCGCCAACAAGCAATGGTCGATTGCGCCCGCGCTCGGCGTCGGCATGATCGGGCAACTGAGCAACGGCTTTGCCGCTGACGCCTGGATCGGCACCGTATTCCCGGCTAAAGGCTTTGCCATCGGTCCAGTCGGGCAGAGTGCCTTGGTTGGTCTGGCGCAGCGTTATGAGGTTGGGTTCTCGATCTTGTATTGAGTTTCCGAGTTCTTGTGGTCGGAGAGCCCAGGTCGAAAACCGGGGCTCTTATTGCGTCAAGCGGCCTTCTCGATCAGTCTAACCAGCATTGCGGTTGCCGAAATATCTTTCGCCTTCGCAATCCGTTTCAGCTTCGCCAGCTCTTTCGGAGCAAGTCGGATATCCATCCGGCACGTACGCACGAGCGGACGACCTTTCCGTACAAGTTTGGCCTTCGGCTTCTTGGCTTTGGCCTTTGGCGTAGTCCTATTGGCTTCGGCCGACTTGGGCTTGGCGATCGGCTTCTTGGCCTTCGCGAGTTTTGCGGCGATTTCGCTTGGGCGTGGCTTCCGCGGCGGCTTCTTAGCCGAGGACTCTAGTGGTGTGCTCCGCTGTACGGAATCATCAATTGCGTCGGTAATAGTGTTCATGCTCGCTCCGTTAGGCTGTACGTGTACGAATCAGCGTGTACACTGTACGGAGGGCGTATGTCAACTATGTAGCATATCGTGCGCCATCGTCTGTAGTGCGCCAAGAGCTTGCAGCCACGACATGTGCGTACGCCGCAATTTCAAGGAAAATAGATTATCTGAATGTTCCACGTTAAGAATGACAATCGCACCCGCCACTATCTTATTTTCAAATTCACCGCCTTCTATCCGCGCAGCAAGTGCGCGTAAGAAAGCCGGCACGTCTTCTTCGCCAACAGTCTTGTTTCCGCCATTCTCGCGGCGCGCTACTAGGCGCACAACTTTGTCATCTTCGCTCATATCACCCCTCCACAGCCATAGAAACCGCACACGCGTCCAGCCGATCGGGCGACCGCACGGGTTTCAACTCCGCGCGCACTCTTTCTTTCAGCGTTAAGAATAGCCGCATTTTCTCGTCGCGCCGGCAACCGCCTGTACCCCATTTATACGCCGCGCATTCCTCCTGCAGCATTTTGTCGTTCGGCACAGAAACGTCGCCCTGCAGCCAGCGCTGAAGTTTGTCGTGAAGCTCTGCGCGTCGGTTGCCGTATATCACGTCGTTAAGCGCGCCCCACGCAAAATTGACCGCCACCACCTTTTCGGCGCCGTAGCGGCGCATGCGGAGCCGTACAGCGTCCAGTAAACCTTTGCCCGTTCCGGTCACGTCAATTACAATTGCGTCCATACTGAATCGTTCAAATGTCTGTACGAGCCAGTCCGCTTGCACGTTGTAATCGCGGTTCGCTAGTTCGCCCCACACCCGCGCGCCGATCGCGGAGCCCTGTCGGTCACAAACGAAACACTTGTCTTGTCCGTCGCCGGCCGGATCCACGGCCAGAAGTTTCAATGCACCGGCCGATGGGGCAGGCTTGCGTATCATCGCAGCTCCAACAAGAGACGCTGGGAAAAAATCTAGCGTGCTGTCGGTCATGAAACACTCACTGTAAATCGCCGGATACTCTTGCCTTGTCAGCCGATGAATCATCTCCGGCTGGCCGCCGTTCATGGCGGCAAGGGTATAGTTCTTCGTCCAGAACCAATAAAGCTGTTCGCGGTCCAACCCGTGAAATTTGGCGTAGTCCTCGAATTCTTTAGGCGCCTTCCAACCGGCCGGAACCTCCGTACGGTACTCCGGCATCACGGTCCAGGGCAGAAAGTGCAGCCGCCACAGGCCGCCGCCCTGTTCATCGTGTGCCGTACGACACATGTCATAGAACATGCCCGACTGCCCATTGCCCGTGCTCTCGACTGCAATCTCTGTATCGGGCAAGTCCTGTACGGTTTGCAGAAGGCCGGCCGACAAATCTTCCGTGTTGTCAAAAAACGCGGCTTCGGACATATGCAGTAAATGGAAGTCATCAGAACGGCTGATATCGCCACCCTCCGCCGATGCTACCTTGTATAACGATTTCAGAACGTCAAAGATTAGCTCCCGCGCATTCGATGCGCCGAGACGCGGCCGTACGGATACCGGCAGTCCTTCGTAGAATTGCTTTATCTCGCGATGCAGGTTAGTAGCGCTATCTGAGCGGTGGGCTACAACTTGGGCTCGCCTGCCCCATTCTGTCGCTGTGCGATGGAAGTAACGCCCTCCGATGTACGTGCTAACGCCCATTCGTCGAGCTTTAGGGATAAGTGCGCGCACCAACCCGAATCGGGCGCGCTCGCGCTCTATACTAGCGTGCAGGACACGCTGCGCCGCATTCAGGATGAAAGGTATGCGTTCGCCACCGCTTCGTGGCCGTACACGCAAAAACTTTTCACGGTATAGATCGAAATCAAGCAGCTTGGCCCGTACAGTTGCTTTATCGAGCTGTACGGGTTCCCATGGCGGCTTTGCCGCCTCCCAAGGCGGACTGATGTTCACTTGCCGGGCGTGGTCTTTTTGTTCCGCCAGTATTCGAGCGACGCTTTAAGCTCGGCCACTATCTTTGCGTGATCGGCCTTCTGCCATACTGACCACGCGACGCCAAGAAGCGTCATGCCCGCGCCGACGAAACTTTGGGCGGTCGTTCCACCGGGGAGGAAGCCATGAGCGGCAAGCCAGCCGCCAGCCGTCGTCAGCGAATGGCGCGCAATAAGTGTTGCGATCGTGGTCCAGTCCATGGGTTCAAATCCTATGCTGCGTCAGGGATCGAAACGCGCCCGCTCAGGACAAGCAGCAAGTCCCGCGGGCTGATGTGATTGTCGGCAGCTGAGAGCTTGGGCAGGTAGCCGCAGATCTCAAGAGCGGCCGCGATCAATTCGCTGCAGAACCACGAATCGGCGGTGCGCCAATTGCGGCCAACGCCGAGTCCAAGGACAGCTCCGGTATCATAGGGCTTGCCGAGCTGGGCACGAAGGAAGTCCCAAAAGCCCCGATCTTGTTTTGTGGTTCCGTCGAAGCCGCCGATTCCCGTGTCGAGTGCCACGAACAGCTCCCGCGTCATGTCCGCCTTGTCGTACCCCGCCGGCCGCGCCTGTACGCCACCGTCAAGATGCGCGCCTAAAAGCGTCCCATCTGGCATCACAGCCTCGACATGAGTGCACCACCCGTCGCGTTCGCCGGCACGAATGGCGTTCGATATCCACGAATTTCCAGTCACGAAACGGAGGCGGATCATATTCCAAACTCCTTTTTCCACAGTCCGATTTGTCGGCGGCGCTCGGCGAGCCCGTTGAGGCCGCCATTGAGCGCCCGCGTCTCGCCGAGAATGTCATCGCGTTCAGCGTGGGGGAGGCACCCGCACACGATCCAATCGGCAATCCCGCACTCAAACGTAAGCGCCGGACTGATGATCAATTCGGGATCGTTAAGGATTGAGAAACCGGCATTCATGGCGTCAAGTCTAGACTGCAGTTTGGCAAAACCCTCGCGGCCGGTGACCTGGGAAAGGCCCGCGCCGCGGAAATCAAAGCCGTCCGTTGACGGCGGCCCGGCGTTCCCCATCCGGCCTCCGTAGGCGATTTCCCCGATCATCTTCTCGTTGTGCGCCCAACGCTCGGCCATGCTCGGCGTGAAATGCGTGGGGAATATCTGGCGCAGTCGGGTCGCCGTATAGTTCAGGCTCTCAATCATTTCGAGGCCGCAGCCGCATTCTTCGCTGAACTGCCCCATGGCGTGAGCGAGGACGAGCGCCGGCTTGGCGAGCTTGTTGACGCCGTAGCGCTCCAGCACGCCGGGCGCGGAAGCTACTATGCCTTCGATCAGACCGGGGATGTGCTGATTACCTTGCGGCCATCTGCGATGGAGCATTTCGAGAGTAAGCATACTATCACCCCGCCATTTCAAGCAAGCCGTTGTCATTCGCCGGTTCGAGTGCGCCCATGATTTCACGCACCCGAATAAACGAATTTGCAACACCGCCGAAGTCCTGCGCGCCGCCGGTGCCATTGAATGTGGTAACGTTCCCGTTGACGTTCCCCGATCTGATCTTGAACGTCGTAGACGACAACGTTGCGGCCAACATCTCGTGCATGATTCGAATTTGAAATTCGTTCGTAGCGACTGCCGGTCCCACCGCAGAAGCAGCAAGGGCGTTCGCGGTCGAATCCTGGAATATCGCTGCACTCTGAACAGCAGTGCTACTGGCGTGCGACAGGTAAAGTTGGGCTTCAATTTCGAGCACATTGGCGGATGAGGTCGGCGTAATCGCCTGCGACATGTATTGATCGCCGGCGGTATTTTGTGGGATCCCTGCGCCGATCGCGAATGCTGTCGAACCGGTGGCGACCGCCCCGGTGGGACTGCGCTGGCGCTGCACTTCCTGTCCAGGAAGCGGCGTGACACCTGGCTGGTAAAGACTCATTCGCGTTGGCGTCACGTTCCAAGTGCCTGCGGCAGCCAGCGTGCCGCCTGCCTCCCACGTTGCGAAACCAATCGGCATGTAAGCTAGATTTGAGCGCCCCGTAGTCGAGTAAGCCACCCCTGACAACGCCGCGCCAGATACCGCAGATGTCGAAATAATACCCCATCCTTGCAGGGGGTAGATACTCGTCCCGGTAAGAGCATTAATAACAAACAACTCAACTGTACCGGCGTTGTCGAGCGCGCCGATCCATACGCGCCCCGGCGTTGCATTTGCGAAACCAAGGGCTTGTCCAGATGGAATAGTGATATTCAGCGCCCCCGTAACCGTACGTGCGACATAATTGCCTGTTGCGGGAGTGGCGTTCCGAAAAAGAAAAACAACCGGATCACCGGATGAAGGATCGAGACCTGCCAACGTCTTGATGGCGAACGTCTGCGCACCGGTCAGTTGCGATTGAACAAGAGTTCCATTGGCCATCGCATTCGCATATGCGAGTCCCGGAGTTGCCCACGTACCGTCACCGCGCCAATAGGTGGTCGAACTGGCATTCGTACCGCTGTTCAGATTGGTCGTAGGTAGGTTGCCAGTAACACCGCCGGTACCGAGCCCAAGCGCCCCAAATACTGGATCAGCACTGGCGCCTTGACCGAGCAGTGGCAAATTCAGAGTGCCGGGCCCGGCACTTCCGTGACCAACGACGCCAAGACCGCGGCCAACCGGCACCGAGTGATTCGGCGTTTGCCACTGTGCCGCGGCGGGCGCGGCGGCGAGAAGCGCGACAAGCAAAGAAACAAATCGGAGCATCTTCATGGCGCGATAACCCATGCGTTGAGGTCGGGAGAAGGCTGGAGCATGACGCCCGAAAGCTGTACGGCCGTCGAAAGTAACTGGAACGTAGCTTGTCCCATGATGGTTGCACTGTCGGGTACGGACAACGTAATGGTGTGATTCGTGACCGCTGTCGAGAAGTCCACAATCTGAAGTTTCTTGCCCGATGCGAACTGATTCGCAAGCGTCGGCAGCGTGAGGGCAGTTGCTGCGGGAGCGGCGCGTTGGATTGCAACAAGCGATGTACCGGCGACGATTGCCGCAGCGCCGGCTGTGACGCTCTGAAACGCGTATCCAGACGTCAAGGGAAGGAAATATGCTTGCCACAGGGCCGGCGTTGCGGGCTGGTAGGCTGCTAGAGTGGCATTCCACAGGAACAATTGCCCTTCGGCCGACCACGATGGCACTGCGGGCTGAAACCAAGCCGTCGAAGCCTGATTCGCAATCGGCGCCGATTGCCCGACCGATAACGTGATAAACCCCGCTCGCGCGAGTGCTTCCACAAACCAATCGAGGCCCGGAATGCTCCCCGAGCGCTCCAGGCCGCCGACGTTGCGAAGCAGCGCAAGAAAGTCTGTTGCAGGCGAATAAGACATTGAGAGCCCCTATATCGCGTGACTGTCCTCGGCCGTGTACAGCGTGTTCAGTGTCACGGTTACGCCTGCAGGATTCGCGGGCCATGCGCCCGCCGCCTTTGGTCCGTAGATCGAAACGGGGTTGAGACCGTAGTTACCGAAACCTGCCCACAGCAGGAAATAGTCGCCGTTCACGCCAATGTCGACCGTTGGGGCCGACGTGCCGAACCATTTCAAAGCCGGCTGGTAAGTCAGCGGTACGGCGAACAGATAGTGGCCCCACGGATCTACGTCCCCACCCGCGTCCGTCGATCGCTTGCTGTACAGGTTCCACGCCTGCACATCAATGTACAGGTCGCCGACAACGCCGGCCTGAGGCACAGGCGGCCCGTTGCCGCGCGCGATCGAGCCGAATTGCTTGGCCTGGAAATAGATACCGCCCTGCATCGTGCCGTTGTCAAATCCTGAAATTTTCGCCTCCTATTTATCCTCATCGACCTGCAATTCAGCCTTGATGCGGTTTATGATCCTGTTAGTGCGGCCGAGTGCATATCGGTAGTTATCGAGTAGTTTGGCCGATGTATTTGCGAGAAACTCCAATTCATCTCGCAAACATTTGGCATGGTGAAGTAGCTTGCGCCGGTTGCGCGGTGAAGCAACGTGTCGAATAGGTTCGCTAACTTTCTCATTCATATTACATGCCCGTCTTCTGCTGTGTACAGCGCATTTAATGTCACCGCGACATTCGCCGGATTGCTTTGAATGCCGATCCGAAGAACTGGCGTTCCGGCCGCGGTGCCTACCGGAGTCGGTTGTATGTATTCATCTAAGATGCCAATCACAATGAGCTGCGTTGAACTGCTGTACGCAATCGGCGCACCTTCGTCTACGAGCCCGATTGGAAGCACAAAACCTGCACCCGTGTTCGATATGGACGTGTTCGGACCGTTGCCGTTCTCCGCCCACACGCCGAAAGCAGTCTTCGGCCCGTAAATGGCAGGCTGAAGACCGTAATTTCCGAAACCGGCCCACGCCAAACAGTAGTCGCCCGCGACACCCACGCTATCGTCAGGTATCGACGCGCTGAACCATTTGAGCTGATTTTGGTAGGTAAGCGGGACGTTGAAAAGAAAGTGGCCCCACGGGTCTACGTCGCTCCCCGCTTCGGTAGAGCGCTTCGTGTACAGGTTCCACGCAGCAATATCTAGATAAAGATCGCCAACGAGCCCGGCCTGCGGTACGGGAGGCCCATTGCCGCGTAAGATCGAGCCAAATTGCTTGGCTTGGAAGTACACCCCGCCTTGCGATGTGCCGTTGTCGATGCCTGCCATGGCCTCACATCTGCGCTCCAACGTCCTCGGAACGCGTTACCTGCATCGCCATGTTGATGCCTGTACCGTCGCCGTTGTTGATATTCAGGATGCGGAGCCGTACCCATCCGGCGCGGTGCGCGCGCCTGGACGTGGCGACCACCATATTCTGCCACTGATCGATGGGCCACGCGTTGCCACCGGCTACCTGTTCAGCTCCCGACGCCCGCATTTCCATGAGCACGGACGCCTCCGGGGCGATCGGCGACATGGTGACCGCGCTCATTTGCGCGGAGCTGAAAACGATCGAAGCGCGAGCAATATTGATTGAGATGTTGTCGCCCGTGTTGATAGGCAGCCAGCCGGTCGCTTGCCCGATCGTGTCAGCGTAGACACAATCGAATTGCCTATTGAGCGCCTTCGTCGAGCCACCTTGGCGATAAAAAGTCATTTTTGATTGCTCAGTGTGACCATCGCCGCTTCGGCAGCTTGAACGCCGCTTTCAGCATCAGCAACGATCGCCTCAATTGCAGAAAAGGTGTTCTCGCCATGAGCCTCTAGAGCGTCAAAACGCGCCATGATGCCGTCCATGCGCGCGTGTAGCGCCGCCGGAACGCTGCCCATGCGCGTCGCCAAGAGGTCGGCTTTGTCCTTAAGGGCCATTCGTCTCCCCTCCGCAATCAAAACCCGCATAGACTCGAGTCGATCCGCGGCTGCGCTCAACTGCGCCACGATGGGCACTTGAGCTTGCTGTCCGAACACTGCCGCCCCCGCTAGTCAGACTTGCGCGTGACCGGCTTTTCGCCCTTCTTACGCGTGCCGTTGAAGATCATGGCCGCGTGTTTCTTCAACAGCTTGTCGGGCATCTTAGGATGCCCGGCGCGCAGTTCCCGCTTAATCGCTTCGTACCGGCGCGGCATGCGGTCTACTTCTTGTTGTAGCTCATGGCCTTCGATGGCTTACCGTCCATGCCGCCAGGTTTGCGGCCCGTACGCATGCCAACCCGCTTGCCGCCGCCAAAGGCCGTATTGCCGTGGTAGGTCACGCCGTCGTTCAGGCCACCGCCCTCGGATACGTTCGTCTTGGCGAGCCTGCGGTTGCCGGTGCTGATATCAGCGGCGCCGCCGGGAAAGCGCTTCAGCGGCCCCGCAGGCGTGGCAGGACGGCCGCCGAACTTCGTTGTCGGCGGCCCCATCAGATTCGGTGTCGTCTCGTTTTCGCCGCTCGGGTTGAAACCTGTGAGCTTGCCGCAAAAGCGCGTCATTTGCGCCCCCTCTGTTTGCCGCATAGCCCGCCCGGCAACTTGTCCTGCGGCTGTGCGACGCGCATGATCTTGCTATCTGATGCGGCCGGCGGCATTCCGTAGCGCGGAATGACGACGGTCACCCGAATCGGGCCATCGTACTTGCGTTCGCGGGCCGGCGCCAGCTTGGTTTTCATTTGCGGGCCTTACCTGTGTGCGGATTAATCGGAAAGCGCAGCTTGTCATTGCAGCGCGCTCGCCGCTCGACATTCTTCGTCATGAGCTTTTCGGGGTAGCGCGCGTGTTCGGTCACCTTCATTGTGCCGCCGTACTTGCCAGGCCGACCCGCGACTTTCATGGCTTTACCCCTACCCATTTTGTCAGCAGCGCAACAACCATGCCACCGCCGATCGCCATCAGGAGATTCATGGTCCAGCGGCCTAACTTGAAATAGACAGATGCTTCTGTCAGGACTTTTTCGATCTTCGCAAACCGCTCTGTCGTCTCTTTTTCGATCCTGTACAGGCGTTGCGTATTCTCGTCATGGCGCTGTTGCTGCATTTCCTCGCGCCGTCGTGCGTCCGCTTCGATCGTATCTAAGCGGCGAAGCAAATGGTGCATCTCCGTGGGGCCGCTCATGTCATCAGCTCCAATAGCTAACAGACATAGTTGTACCTTGCACCTTGATTGCCGCAAGTGCCGCCGCGCCCTGGACGGGCAGCGATGCGCCGGCTGCAAGTGATATGGCGTAGTTGCCGGCGCTGGGCGTGGAACCGTCATAGGTGACGTAGAGCGGACCGCCGATCGCCGTGATGACGGCGTACGTGGGTGGATTGTTGACCGTTGTGCCGGGCGTCGACGTGGCACCGCTTGGAACAGTCAGACTGGTCGCAGCCGCGATATTGACGTTCTCTTGGGACGGAAGCTGAATGCGCGACGGAAAATCATCGGAAACCATCCGCGACTCGCCCTGCTTCACGGCTTTCGCCATGAAGCTGTTTGGGAACAGATTTGCAGAATCGACGCCGCTCATGGCTGGTTAGCCCTTTGCTGAATGATTCGATGCCAAGGGAATATCACTGCGGCAAGCTGTCGGGACTGGCGAATACCGTGATAAGCCATAGCATCCGCTAATACTGCGGTTACTGCAAGGGACGCCGTAGAGGCAAATAACACGCCCCACAGCAATAAGCCCCAAAAGCGCAGCGATGGGCATGAAAAGCGGCATGGAGAAACACATCGCAGCGCAGAATGCCAAAACAGTTGGCCATTGTTTCGCATCCGTACGCCAAAGCGCGTACATAAATACGGCCGTAGGAAGCAGCGCGCCGACGCCGTACTCGAATGCAAGCTGGAGAAAGTCATTGTGGGCGTACTCCGGAAGCCATGTAACGCCGTCCCGTTCCAGTATGATACTGTAAAAAGCTCCCGTACCCCATCCAAACCATGTCAAGCCCCGCCACGCAACGTCCCATATGTACATTCGTTCCGCGTCTGAAGGTGCCGGGTGCGACAAATAGAACACTGCCGCCGTCGTAACGACGACCGCAGGAACAAGCAAACTACGCATCATGTACCCGAGTAGACCGATCAGCACGACAAGAATTCCGCTGCGCGAATCAGCTAGCGCCAAACCAGGTATTAGGGGAAGCACCCAAAACCATAGGCCCTCCGTGGCGAGTGCGACGGTCAAGAGTGCAAGGACTACGCTCTGCTGCACACTGTTGACATAAAGACCTGCCGGAGCGAATGACGTTCTCGGAACGACACCGATGCCAAAATGCTGCAAAACAGCTACGAAAGATGATGCAGCCGCGCCAATCGCCAATCCTTTGTACAGTTCACGCAAATCTACATCCGACGCTTGACTCCCGAACCACACGACTGTTGCCCATATTGTCAGAAGCCAAAACCCGTACACAGTTCCGTAGATGTTCACAGTCCACGGAATTTGTGTTGCGGCGTACGTGACAAACAGGACGCCAACTAAATGCAGCAGTGTAAAGCGTCCGCTACGAAGCAACCAAAAGGGCATTGTCAAAGCTAGGACCGGCCATTGTGTCGCGATGTACGCCCCGGTGACGCCCGGGACATAGCATAGCGACACAATGACACCCAGCCAAAACATGATCTGGCTCGCTAGTGGGCGCCGATCGCAAAGGTCAAGAAAGTCCACCCGTTGAGGAAGACTCCGTACGCGCACAATCTTGCTTGCGTATAGAACGGAAACGTATGCAAGCTGTCAGAGCTGGAACGGATATTGGCCGGCGGACTTAGAGCTAGCGGCGTAACCGAATTGGGCGAAACACCGGGGACGTTGACGGCGGTTGCCGCTGGGCAAGTCGTACCCCAGGAAAGCGCCGTGCTCGCCGGCACTGTCATAGCGGCCGAAATAGTCAAATTCGTCACGCCGTTGAATGCTGTGACCGTCGTTCCCGAAGTAATGCCCGAACCCGAAATAATACAGCCGACACAAGGCTGGATGGCGGGCGCGGCCGTCAACGTGATGCTGGTTGACGAACCCGAAGTGCTGCCCGTGCCGGTGCCAAGGGCTGAATAGATACTGCCTTCGCCCTCCACCGGCTGAACGTCGAGCGGTCCGTTACCCAAGTCGAGCCACTGGCGCGACTGAATAAAGGATGGCTGTGACGTGACGGTTTGAGCGTGTGCGTCCGAAAATGCCGCGGCGAGCGCGAGAGTCGCCAACGTATTGATCGCGAGCCGGCGCGCCCAGCTTTTTGCGTAGTCCAGCATTGTGAGTGCTCCCTGTAGCGTAAACGTCGCCGAATTAATCGGCAGTGAAGCCCGCGCCGCCGCGCCAATGACGCGACTGGTTGAACATGACCTGGCAGACAAAACCGGGGGATGTGACGTCATTGCCGATTTGTTCGCCCGCATTGATGATACGCAGTGGCAGCGTTGATGTGGTGTTGAGCGACGCCGGGTCCAGCGAAAGCCCCGAAATGCCGAACCGCGTGGACTGAAAGCCTGCATTGGCTTTCACATCGACGCCAAGGTCAAGGTCCAAGTTGAAGGTGGCGCCCGCGCCGCCGCCAGCGGGAACTGTCGGCATCGTAGCCGCCATGTACAGTTGCGGGTCGGTTTCGACGAATGCCCATGCTTCCGTGCTGGCCGGAACGTACTGGAACCCGTTCTTTGCCATGTACAGCGAAATCGGTCCCCAGCCAACCACGACGCCGGCAATGACGCTGGTCGTGTCGCCGGGCACCCATCGTGAGATGTTGGCCGCCATTGATCCGTTGCCCAGCAATGAACCGCCACCGTTGCCAACGACAAGGCCGCCGGGTGCGCCGATGTTCGGAATCAGGTCGCCCGCGCCCTGCACACCGATCGAACCGGAGTTGATGACGACAATATCGCCGCGGAAGATCGCTAAGGCGTTGGTCGCCGCAAGGTGGAAAGGCCGAACGGATGCTTGCGCATGCGGGCCTCCGTCGCCAGGCGTGGTCGGCAAAAGACCCGAATAATGCTTAAAGCCTCCGCCAAGGATGGGTTGGTTAACGATCTGCACCATTGCTCGGCCCTCCCAGAGCCCCTAGAGACGAATCAGCGTCGAATCAGGCGTACCAAACAAACTTATCATACGCAAATCACCCGTATGACGTTTAGTGGATTGCAAAGTGTCATACATCGTGCTATAACGCGCGTACGTACATGGAGGGGACAATGACGAATTGGCTGGCTTTTTCGCTTGGCGCGCTCGCAGTGACCATGCCGAGCATTCTGTGGTTTTCTATTCTTATTTGGAACGCACCGGAACTGTGCGATGAACTGCGTGTGGACGTACGCGAGAACGACACGCCGGACAACGTGATACAGATGCGCCCGCGTTCGGAGCCGTAACAATGAGCATGCCTTGGGATGTGCCCCCGGAACCCGTACGCGCGCCCTGGGACGTGAAGCCTGTACGCCCGGAGCTAGTTAAAGACCCGGTGACGGGGCTATATCCGGGCCAGATAGACGCTGATGACATTCCGGGGTTTTTGAAGCGCGTACGGAAAGAAGATCAGTCCTTAAGATAGTCTTCTAACCTCAATCCGATTTCAACCTCTGCTTTTGGCATCCACGATTTAGCTTCGCGACGCATGGCGGCCCGTACGACTCCAGTAACGCCGCTGTCACGCGCCCGCTCAAACAGTAGGATTTCGCCTTCCGCGAGGGCCATGTCCACTTCGTGGTCGTCCCGCAGCGATTCCATCGTAAGGCCCGCCGCGCGCGTTGCCAGCTCCGGCGGCACGCCGTCGCGCAACCGCTGCAACATCAGCTCGCGCGGTGTCTTAGGCTGGGTTGTCCACGGGCCAAACATGTCATTTCAGCGTTGCGCGGTTCGTACGGGGATCGTACGTGAAAGCCGATGGGTGCTTGCCGCTGGCCTTCGCTGCGCGATCGAGCGCACGGCCTGCGGCCCCGAGTGATTCTCGTTTCTGGCCTTCGGGCGTCAACCGCTCCGAATTTTGGTGTACGTGACCGCGGTCGCGCAAGATCGACAACGCCATGTCGCGCGCCTTGTGCGCCGGAGTGCCGCTATCCTTAAGCTGCGCCGTCAGCCGGTCGATCAATCCAAGGTGCATAGATCGTTCGTTGTTCATTTTCGTCAAGCCGCATTGCTGTTTGTCGCTATCCACGAATGCATATCTTTCAGGTACTTTTCCAACGCCCGTACGTAGTCATCGTCAGTCTCGCCGGAATGTTCCTGAAATTTGAACTGCGGTAGGCTGGGCTGCCCCCGCTGTACGGGTTTGCCGGCCGCTTGTTCCATTTGCTCCGCTTGAAGACGCATTAATTTTCCCGCTACTTGGCTGCGGGAAATACCCATCGTTTTCGCAATTTCTGTGAAGCTGTGACCGTCTTCACGCAACTGCTGCAGCCGTGTCTGCTTCGCCGGGTCGTCCCAAAACCCTTGTTGCGATACCGGCTTGTCGAGCCCGCGGCCAGTAAATGTCCAATTCAAGTTGTTGCGTTTCGCGAACTGTTCCGCCGCGGCTGGCGTACGGTCTACCATAGGGCCGTAGTCTTGCGCGCGACCGCCTTTATCCAAATGCTCTTGAAGCCCTGCCGCTTCTTCGGGCGTCCAATCTTCATAGTGCCTTGCCGGGAGCGCTTTGGAGTTCGGCGTAGGCAAAGTCTGATCTTTGACGCTTCGGAGAATTTGCGGAGAAAGAGGCGCGGGCGCCGCACGCATGGGAACCGGTCGGATCGGATCGGCCAGCGGCTTATTCCCGCTTACCGGAGGCGGCTGTTCATCAGCCATGGCGTACTGCTGACCGCCTCTGAGATTCAAACCGCTGCCGAACAGCTGATCGCTCATGGCTGCGCTGCCTCTACGCCGATCCGCGCGCCCGCGTATCCGGCCGCATTGCGAACCGTACGGCCCCCGGCCAGCCGCGCATTCTTCAATTCCGGCACGAAGTCTTCAAACTTTGCCGGTGCTCCCGCAGCCTTGTCGCGCATCCACCTTCCGAGGTTGAGCGCATAGCTTGCGGCCGCAAACGTCTTGCCGAGTACGGGCACCGTATCAAGTCGCAAAAAGTGATAGATGCCCTTGTCGATTTCCTCAACCCTGCCCCCCATGGCTCGCGCTCGCAGAGTTGCCCACGCCGAGGTCGCCATGTTGTCGTTCTGCGCAAATGCACGGAACGCCTTATCTGCGGCCCGGCCTTCCTCCCCGGTCAATCGGGCCGCTTCCTCCAGCTTGCCGCCGTTAGTCGCGTTCATAAGTGTCGCGTAGCGCGTATCAAGGGTTTGCAGGTGTGAAATGACCGCCGCGCCACCTTTCTTACCAAAAACGTAATTCGCAACGCTATTCTGTTGCGTCCGTACGGTATCCGCAAGGGTGCGCAGATCGCTACCGACTTGCGTACGGAATGGCGAAGTGCTGGTAAGCGCGTCCCTTTCAAGTTCTAGCAGCTTCGATCGGGTTTGCTGCAACTGTTGCCATTTTATGCGCCAATTATCGGCGGGCTGCGTAATTTCGCTTTCCGTACGTTCTGCGATGTTCTGCAGACTGCCGGACATATTGCCAGCCTTCGCGGCTTCGATCGGGCCGCCCTTCAAACGGCCGCCAGGTACATCCGACCCTAGAAGGTTTGCAGTGGGGTACTGCTTGCGCGCGCCCTGTATGTCTTCTTCGATTCCCCGGTAGCCAGCGCCGATTTTCGAAGCTTCTATGGCTCCCGGCCGGTTAAGCGCCGCTTCGCGTTGCGGTACGCCTTCCGCCGTGACCTTGTGTGCGTACGCGGCTTCCTCGGGCTTCAAGCCTGCGTCCTTAAGTACGGTTTCCGCTTCGTCGCTTGCCGTCTGCGCGGTCACGTACTTAGGATTGTCGATTGCCGGCTTGCCGGCCGCGCCGGGTATCTTATTCGGCTCCGTCTTTAGGACTTCGTTCGCGTCATAGAATTTCTTCGCGGCGCTCTGTATCGCGGTTTGCGCGTCGGGCGAAAACATCGACCACACTTTGTGGCCGACCATGCCGAGTGCGCGGCCGAATGCTTCGCCTACCGCTGCGCCCGTCGCACCCTGCGTGGCGGCTTCGGCCACATCGCCCGCGTCGCCGCCCTGTACGGCCTTCGCGCCACCTTCGACAGCGCCAGCGCCAAGCGTACGTGTCAGCGCGCCAACGACGGGCCGCCCTTCGGGCGCGACGCCAAGCACGCCGCCGAGTGCGCCCTGCTTTGCGATTTCGGTTGGGTCTTGCGGGCTTCCGCTGAACCAATCTTTCAGGATTTGCCCGCCTGCGCCGCCCGCAGCTCCCCCGCCAACAACGCCCGCGCCGCCGGCCATACCGCCAGCCACGGCACCGACTATTGAGCCGCCCTCAGGGCCGTATTGCTTCGCTGCCTCAACGCCGCCCTCCGCGTCGCGGCCGAACAGCAACCCGGCAACCGCCTTCTTGTACCACGGCATTTCGTCATAATTCTTAGAGACGGTTTCGGCCTCCGTCATGCGCGGCGCGCGCTGATTTGCCGACAACGGAGGCGGTTCGGTACTCCCGCTGGCCAGCATGCGCGCCCCCACTGCGGCGCCTGTTGGTGCATCCGTACCGTTGTAGCGCGCTTCCCACAGTCGCGTGAAATCGCCCGATGTGACTTTGTTAACGTCGCCACCCGCCTCCGCGCGCATTTGTGGCGTCATGTTGCCCCAAACGGCTTGCTTGGCGAGCGAGTCCGTACGGTAGTACGGCTTTAGGTTCTGCCATGCTACGCCATCCGGGTTGCGCAAATGCGCTTCCAAGCCGGCTTCGCCTTGCTGATGCATCAAATAGACGTTTGCAGCCGTTGCCGGGAACCCGTCCTTTGTCAGCTTTGCAGCACGGTCCTGCATGTCCGTTTTAAGCGCCGTACGGTTTTGCTCAACATCGTCGGGATCTGTAATCCCGTGTCGCAGCATTTCCCCTTTCGACCATTGGCCGAGCCCAACATATGAACCCGTCTTTTGACTGGGCTTGAAACCGCTCTCGATTTGAATTGTACGGTTGGCCGCAGCGTCGAACGCTTGCGGGTTATCCAGTTTCATTCCGGGCGGAAGCCCGCTGCGGCCTGGAGTGGGGCCGCCGGTCGGCGGTGCAGGTCCGCCACCCGCAGGCCCGGAGGCGCTGCCGGCAACGCCTGCGGTCAAGGGGGTACCCGCGGGTGGCGAACCGTTAGATTGCTGTACGGGCGTACGCAGCGCCGGGGCGCCGGGGAGCTGCGTTGTTTTGTCCGAGCCCTCGGGCGTGCCCGTGGCGCCGGCACCGGGCCGTTGCGCGCCGATCTGGAATACGCCGTCGCCGCCGCCTATGGCTTGGTGGGATGGCGTCATGCGGGCAATCTGCGCTTGGCGTCCGCGCTCGATAGCGTCTTCGACTGCGCCACCTTCGCCCTTCGCAAAGCCGATCGCAGAACTGTCAAAACCAAGCGCCCCGGCGCGTTCCGCCACCGTGTTCATGCGGTTGCCAAAAGACTGGTCGTTGTACTGCTTCAAAACGTCCATCACGTCGCGGATTTGCCCTTGCGTCAGCTTGGACAGGTACGGATTAACATCCGCGCCTTTCAGCTCGTTGATTGCCGCAGCCTTCTCTGTGCTGATCTTGTCAATAAGCCCTTGAATGAAACCGCGCTTGTTCGTCTCAATTTTCAGCAAGCCGATATTGGCGCCGCCGCTACCGCCGCGAAGCATGCTGGCCAAACCTTCGGCAACGCCTTGCTGTACGTTCGGATTGGTGTTGATAGCGCCCGCAGACAGTGGGTTGCCCTTGGCGTCCGTGGTCGCGAGCTTGTACGTACGATTAAAATTACGGTACTTTTCCCTTTCGTCCTTAGGAACAAGCCCGTCAGCCTGATCCCCGAGTTGTTTCCGCTGATCAGCACTGCCAAGCGTGAACGTACGGCCCAAGTCACTAGGGTTCGCAGCGCCGTTGACGACATAGCCACGCGTACCGGCTGCGCTGTTGCGCGACCACGTGCCGTTGTCGAATTTGTCACCGTACGCGGTAGTCAAGCGTCCCGTATACGTTTTCGCTTCCGCTTCCGGCATCGGCTGGTACGTATTTCGGTCTTCCAGCCTTTGCCGGATAGTATCGACGCCAATGCGCGCATTGCGTAAAGCTTCCGCTTCCCGGCCCTTCGCTGCATTGAACGCATCAAGCTGCCCCGGCATTTTCAAGCCCAAAGCTTCCAAATTTTTCAAGTCGCCCGCGTCACGCATAGCTGCGAGTTTGGCCGCGTATTCATCTTGCGTCTTGACGTTCGACAGACTGTCGAATGCGTTCTGCGCCGTGTCCAGATTGCGCGAGACGGCGGAGTGTACTTGGTCTTGGATTGCTTCCGCGGCTTTAGGCTCTACCGCCTGCAATCCTTGGAATGCGCGGATATCGCCATTCAGGGCGCGCTGTTGTGCCGCCGCAATCCGGTCCTCGCGCGTCGCCTGGTCGGACACTTCGCCCGGATCGAGGCCGAGCATTTGCGCTTGCTGGCGACCCGCGGCAATGTCCGCTTTCTGCTTTTGGATTGTCTGTAATTGCTCGACGGCCTTGGGAACGAAGTCGCGCGCGGCTTGAACTTGCTCGGGTGCAAAAATTTGAGCCCACGGATTGGTAGCAACCTGATTCGCGCGCTTGACACGTTGCGTTAACAAATCCGCCGATTGGTCCAGTGGCGATGTGCTCGGATCCGGTGCCGTGTAGTGAGGGCCTGGGAGCGAATCGGCAAACGAGCTTCTAAAACCGCCGCTTTGCGAAGGCTGTGATTGCTGATCACTGCCAAGGCTCAATCCGCTGCCAAATTGCCCGTTATTGTCATCCGGCATTGTGCTAGCCCCCGCTTACTAGGGAGCTGATTCGTAGCACAGTCGGCGCGGGCACTCAATCCGGCTAGATAGGCGTGCCTTGCAGCTTAATCGCCGCCCACTGCCTTAGAGGCTTGACGCCCTGGTACTGGCCATCCTTGTCTATGACGCCAATGATCAAGATTTCACTGATGCCGTACTCATTACCGCCGACGTGCACGATCTTGACGATATCCCCGGTCACGTACGCGATTTTGCGGCTCCCGCAAGCCTTTTCTTCGCCGCCGAAATGCGCGTTGGCGTCATCGATCCATTCACGATCGTGCTCAAAATCGTCAAACCGCGTCACTAGGTATTCAATTTGTGCCTGCGTGTCGCAGAACAAGCCGTCACCATAAGCAACGTCAAGGTTACTGGCGAGCGTCAGCGGAATGGCAAGCGCTAAAGGTGTCATGAGCTGATTCGTAGCACAACCGGTGATGAATGTCATTCCGTAATGATAGTCACGGGCGCCGGACGGCAAGCGCTTCCACCCTCTGTGGCTTCCTTCGTCCAGTGTGTCCAGGCTGTCGTTACGGCGCCGTAGTAGCGCGTCAGCTCGCTACCGTCCCAACGTACGGTCACGCCGCCCCCATCCGTGTCCGTGACTGCGCCGGCCGTGCTGGCCATGGGGTTTGCGATACGATCGCCCAGTTTCAGCGCAGCGAATTCCTTGATATTCATTGCCTGCGTTCCCTGACTGTGACTGTAATCCCGCTTTCCGCGGCACGCGTCAAGTACGCCCGAAGCTCGTCAACCGGAAACGTCGCAGCCACGCCGCTAGCTTCATGACCGTTGACATTGCGGATAATCCAACGGCGGCCGTCCGGCGAATTCGCGTACATCGTACCCCAGCCGCGCGAAGGGCGGAGGATGATTTCAACGTCAGTCATTGCCGCAAATGCTCCGTGCGGTCAGTCGCTCGCGCTCTTGGCGCAAGTGACGCTCCACAAGCGTCGCATAGCCGGCGATATCGTGCCAGTGATCGATGTGGCCCGGATTGCCTTCAAGGATACGCGAGATTTTGATTTGGATCATTTCCAGCGATTCGCGCTGATACGGTGTCAAGCTGCGGTAGTTCGTGGCACGGTGCATGACCTCGGATAGCGCTTGCGAGATTTCAGCTTGATCCACGAAGGCGCCGTGCTGCGGTTGCCGTTCCGCTAACGTCTTGCTGATATCGCTCATTCGTATTCCCCGTCATCCGCCATAATGTCAACGATTGCCTTGACCACGTTTTGAAGCTCAATCAAGTCGCTGTCCTTAGGGTGCAACGCATTCAGCCGGCGCCGTACGCGATCGATCTGCGCTTTGCGCGAGCGGCGTGCACCCGTTTCGGCGGCCGTGCGGCGCCCGCTCGTAGTGTCGAATATGCGTGTCAAGGTTTTGTACTCCGCTCAATAAGCCGCCTTGTAGGACGCTTCGGGCTTTGTGCTGGCAACAGCAACGAGCGCCATGCCTTCCTCGCCGAGCTTTTCCAGCGCCGCAGGCGACTGCAGCTTGAACGCCTTAAGCCCGTACGTGGCAAATGCGAGGTCCGCAGCAACAGTTTCGTCATGCCAAAAGCGGTGTTTGGCGATCGGCTTGCGCATGGCGCCAGCAATCGACATGCCGTCGCCAATGACGCGCGTTTGGATGCGGTTGTCAATCACTTCGACGAAGCTAGCCGCGGCTTGCACAGTCTTGGCCAACGGCACAAGCTCGTTATCATCGATCGTAGCAACGTCGAGCGCTTGCAGCTCAGACACGATTGCGTCGAGTGCGGCTTTCAGTTCTGAAGGTGTTCGGTGGTTTTGCATGTTTCGCTCTCCAGCGGTTTGAATGGTGACGTTCTAAGGTGATTCGCGGCTCGAGTCAAGCTACTCGAAATAGCCAACGCATACAGCAATCACAAGCGCAGCAAACAAGAACGTGCCAACGACAACCGCGATCTGCGCTATGGCAATGGCGGCACGATGACCGAAGGCGAAACCGATCAGCGCAAGAATGCCAGCCGCAGTCAGGAAATGGTGCATGTCAGCACCAAACATGCATAAATTGATGATTCATCGCTTTCAAAAATTCTTCGTCGCCTTTGTTCATGGCGGCGATGATAGCAACCGCATCGCTATTTGGCGTAAACCGGAAAGTTTTACAGCCGCGCTTGTGCGCCGCATGCTTTTGCCGGACGTACTCGACTGCGTTGAGGGACGCTGTGATCTTCAAAGCGCGAGTGTAGACAGCGGAGGCACCGGGAAAATTAGGAAGGTTGTTCATGTTCGTTCTCCAACGTTTCGATGCAATGCGTGTACGCCGCTCATTCCGATTTGTCAAGCCGACTAGCGTATCTTTTTGCGCCCTCCGTTTCCATCCCGAGCAACCAGGCTAACTTGCCTATTTCGTGCTTTTCGTACTTGTTCGCACAAACAGCGTCCCAATGCGCCACAGCCGCGCGGCCGTTGATTGGCGAGGCTGCAATTGCAATCCTTAGAGCGTATGAAGCCGGTTCGCTGCAAGCCGCGATTATCCGCTCTTTCCGCTTTGTGCGCTCAAAGTCGGTACGCGCAAGCCGACTGACTGCAATCAAGTCGTCAATTACGCTCGCAAGCAATCCGCCGCAGAGTTCCGCCTGTTCGAGTGTTAAGCCGGCATCCGTGCAAGCGCTCGTTAAAGCCGGTGACGTGAACCGCACGAGTTTGCTGCGAATAGCCGGTGCGTGCCTAGTGACTTGCTCGATTGCAAAGCCGGATAGCCGGGTTGTCAGTTGCGTGCTCATTTGGCCGTCTTAGCCGATCTTCTTGCTATCTGCAATGGGGGCCGTAGCGAAGCGTAGGCGCCCCCTTCTTTAATTTACTTGTTTACTCCTAATCATCTGTGTTCCCTTTAGGGAACGATGATTCTTATGTCTGTGTATTGTGAATTACGCAAGAAAATGGTGGAAAACTTGATCCTACATAAATTTTTGTGTCTTGTGAATCGCTACGGATTGTGAAATTAGTGAGTTGCTAACTTGAATAGGAGTGTAAACAATGAATCTCACTGGATCAACCGTTAACGGCTGGAAAGTAGGCGAATTGCTCACAAAATGGTGGCGCGGCAAATTCGTGCACCTTTACCGGATCACTAAGGCTTGCGCTCAATGTGGTCGTGAAATGGACATGGCCGTGACACAGGCGGCAATCATTGGCACGTCTAAGAATGCCGGATTGCACCTATCGCGTTGCCAAGATTGCCGCAAAACGACAAAATCAACTGTTGCCATGTCACGGCCTATGGTGCGCGAAGGTGCGCCGATCAATACGGATGCTTCCGAAGTCGAGCGCTTGCGCGCAATCAACAGCACTATGCAACAGGAAATAGACTGTCTTAACGAATACGTGCGCGAATTGGAGGCTAAGGCTAAAAAGCCTGGCCCGTGGTGATATGCATATCCCTAAGGACAGGCATGCAAAATTAGGGCTTGCTATCCCTTAGGATTGGAGTAAATTAGGTATCGTTGAAACGTTGGAGAACGAACATGAACCGACAATCTGATTTTGGTTACCAAACGGGCGGCATGGAATACCGTACAAAAGAGCTTTGTTTGCGTCGCGCCGAATTGTGCGAAAGCCGAAAAGACGAACCGGGTTATCCCTATTCGGAATGGGCCAAGGCATGGCGTAAAGAGGCCGAAACCGCACCAAACGCTGACTGAACCCTGAAACGTTGGAGAACGGACATGACTTTTCGAGAGCAAGTTATGCGAGCACGAGCTTTAGCTGTCAAAGGCGAATTTGTTGAAGCTCGTCAACTTCTTTATTTGCTGGTTCCCCGCTGTTTAGTTGACGAAGGTGAACTAGATCGTGCATGGAAAAGAATAGAGGAACTACAATCATGACATATCACAAAGCACGCGCCCTTCTACCACCCGGCCGTACGTGGCTATCCTATTATGGCGATTTCGAGCAACCGGGCTTTGAAGAATGGTACAGAGCTGACGGCCGTACGTACGTGCTGCGGCAAATGGCGTGGGGAGAATGGACAGCGTATGGCATCCGACCATTGTAACAAAAAAGTGATCAAAATAATTCACGTATGTACGTTGACAATCCTTAGGGAAGAGCGTACATACGTGACTGTTGAAACGTTGGAGAACGAACATGACACGTGCACAAGCAATCCCGTACGTCTCATACGTGATAGACGATGTTTTGTCAGAGCATCCCGTTTCCGAAATGCTGCCCAATGCTCGCTTAGTAGGCTGGCAATGCGGATTCGAACCGATGTTCGTTGCGGTGCAATCTTACTTGCCAAACACGCGAGTCGATGATTGCGACGCGGACGAAATCGCTATTGATTTTCTGACAGAGCGCGGATGGTTCGCGGGCGAACCGCGGGAACCGGATTACATCATTTGAACGGCTGGAGAAACGAACATCCTTTCGGACTGTAGTATGGGCATAGTAGCCATGCGCGTATGTACGTGTACAGTCTTTAAGGATTGCTGTACACGTACATACGTTCAAACGCTGGAGAGTGAACCCATGACCATCCTTCCAAACACGCACACAAGCCCTGAAACCGCGTACGTTGTCACGGACTACCCGTATGGCTTCCGCCTGCGGTGTTCAATCCGCTATTGGCTGGAGTACAAGCCGAATCACGGCTTCCGGCTTATGTCGCAAACCACAAATCCCAAGCGCGCCAGCCATTGGAACAAGCCGAAGGGAAGCACATACTCGAAATTCGGCGCATGCATGTACCTCGACGACAATGGCCACGTGCAGTATACCGGGCTATCCGAATACTGCGATGGCGCGGAAGCTTTCGAGTGGTCGAATAAGTATCGCGAAGGCGTGCCCGAGGTCGGGCTTGATTTGCTTGACCGCTTTGTGTGCAGCAAGCGCACCTATGACGCGCACCGCAAACCGGGCGACGCGCTTTCTATCGGCCTCGTTGAAGCGAAGCGCGCATTCGTCACCAAAACCTACATTCAACCCGCAACGGAAGGCTAACGGCCATGAAATACGTGTCCGAAGAAACCTTTAACAAGACGATTGAACTAATGAACAAACGTCGAGAGCTGCTAGAACAAGCCCGCAATCCAAGGCTTACGCTGGCGGAAAAACTTGAGCTGCGGCGGCAAGCGTTGGCAATCGATCCGATGGGAAAATAACCATGGCACGTGACCGCTCGACTGGTATGCAAGATCGGTCCGCCTGGACACGCGTCGCGGAGGGTCCGAAGTACCTTCGCGGCCGTGACTACTTGCATTTGATCGAATTCAGGCGACCGTGCTCGACTTGTGGCGAACCGTTCTCAATCTTCGTCACGCGTCGCATTGCGGACGGGGAGGCCGATACCAACTCATTCGGCCTAGTCAATTGCGACGCGCATAGGCGTACGCGAAAGGACAAGGGCGAGGCGCCGCAAACAATGGCCGAGCTGCGTACAGAAAACCGCCGGCTGCGTGCGCTCGTCGATGCACAAGCGAGAAAAATGCCTTGGGAGGCTTGATAATCCTTAAAGACTGGCGTACATACACGATTGTTGAAACGCAAACGCTGGAGAGTGGAAAATGGGAACATACGAAACCATCAAGGCAATTCCGGCCAAGGGCTTTGATTGGGCCGGATTCACCACTGCGCTTCGCGAACTCGTGATCGCCACGGACGCCGCCAAGCCGCGCCAGAGTGCATTACTTCCGCGCACCCTAGGAGAGTGGAGCGCTGCAAAAGGTATGCGCGAAGTTCGCTACGTGGCGCAGTGCATGGCAGCTTACTATGCTGACGATGTTTCCAAGCGCCAGAATGTCATTCCGCCTTCCGACGAATCAAAAATGTGGGATAGCTTCGAAGGCGGACACAATGACGTGTGGAATGACCGCGAATCGATGGCGGCTGCTGAACAGAAAATTGCAGAACTGGCGAAGGCATTCCGCAAATGAAACGTAGCAAGCAAGAGGGCGGAATAGCCGCCCTCACTGACGCTGAACGGCGCGACGTGTTGCTGTGGTTCGGATGGGGGAGTGTGCTTGGTTATGAAACCACGCCTAGGGCGTACTTACGCGAAGCTATGAAGCACAAAGCTTTGTTTCTTGCCATGTCGCGTGACAAGCGTAAGGCGATTCTGCGCTTTGTGATCGAAGAATCTGCGCGCCGTCAAGCGAAAAGGATGCCTTGGGAAATTTGACAGCCGCGGCAGAACGGCGCTAGAAGAAACGAATCACCCTAAAAGCATGCTTTTTCGAGGGGGCACTATGAAAGCGTTCATGCAGTTCTTTAAGCTACCTGCGTCGGCATCCTCAACAGAAGACCGCATGCGCGTTGCCTTCCATGGCGTAGCGAGTCAGCTCGCGACCTCGCTTCCAGCGAACCCGGAAAGCACGGTTGCAATGCGTAAGCTGATGGAAGCGCAGGATTGCGCGTTGCGTGCGTTGGCGTTCAAATCCGAAAACTGATTCGCATACAAATAGCCCCCGGACGGCCTTGGATTCCGTCCAGGGGCTGAATTCAACACTCGCGAGCCACCGCGAATGCATCCCCCTCCTACCGCAACAGAGCGCCCGGCGCAACCCCTTCGCGCCTCCTTAAAGCATGCTTTTTGCATGCCGTGGGAAAATTGGATCAAAGGGGTTGCCCACTGGCGAGAAGATGCTACCGCGTTTATTTCGGTAGCTTTCACATGGCGCCTTCCCGAGGTACGCGCGCTAGCCGATCGCTATCGCGAACTGGGATGCACCCGAGTCCGTCTCGGCGGCCCTGGTACGTTTACGATGCGCCGCTACATTGCTGACAACCTTCCCGATCTCGAAACTGGCGGTTCTATTCCCGATGTGGTTGTACGCCACAATGCAAGAGCAACGCGGGCAAGCTACGGCTGCCCCGTGGGATGCCATTTTTGCATCGTCCCGAAGATGGACGGCAAAACATTCACACTGTTGCCTGACTTCGTACCGCGACCGATTTTGTGCGACGATAACTTATCCGCGTTGCCGATGGATTTTCAGCGGCACATTGTTTCGCGATACATAAAGACCGAAACGCCGCTTCTCGATTGCAATAGTGGTTTCGAACCGGCCACTTTCAATGACGAAGTTTTTGCACTATGGAAACCAGTTATTAAAGGTCCGTGGCGATTTGGATTTGATGAAACGACTGAGGGCGAAAATGTTAAGCGTGTTTTCCGCATGCTTAAAAACGTACCGCCGCGCAAAAAGCAAGTATATGTAATGATTGGCGACGAACCATTTAGCTTGTGCATGGAACGGATTCAAACAGTAATTGCCAACGGTGGCGAACCCTACGCTCAACCTTTTATCAAGTTAAATGCGATCGAGAAAACTCCGCGCATTCGATACGACTGGACGGAACAAAAATTGCGTTGGGTACAGCGTTGGACTAATCGCCATCTATGGCGTAAAGTGAGATTCGAAGATTACGATCCAAGTGCACGAACAAGCAGGAAGCCGCAACGCATGCCATGGGAAGCGCAATGACGCTCCCCGCGCCATTAAAGCATGCTTTTCCTGCAAATATGCAGGACTTCTGGAACGTCTCGATTGCACGCGGCCTTTTCCCCCTCGCCATTGCCAAAGGCAGCAAGGCGCCGATCGGAGAAGGCTGGAATTCCTGGACGATGCCGATTGCGCATCCGGGCGCCGGTTCGATCGGCTATCGCTGCGTTGACCGCGGGCTGACGGCCTTTGACGTTGACGTGAGCCAAGAACCGCTCGCCAGCCAATTAAAGCATGCTTTTCAGCAAGTTTTAGGGTCTGGTATTGCCGTACGCCGCCGGCCTGATTCGCCTCGATTTCTTATCCCCTACTTTCTAACTGACGCACCAGTGAAAGGCCGCACGTTCGAATTCGCACATGGTGAAAAGCTTCAAATCATCAGTGGTCAATTTGTTGCCTTTGGCCCGCACGCGGTCACAGGGCAACCGTACGAGTGGGACAACTGGAGTGGCGAATGGCCGCGACTCACATCGGCACAAGTGCTCGACGTGCTGGCGCGCGTGCCTGCAATGGCCGGCACGTCGCTGCGGATGCACGCGGAGCACGAAACCTGCGATCCGGCAGAGCTGCAGGAAGCCACGCCGCAAACGCAAGACGAATGGCAAGCCGGGCGTGACGCTTCCATGCGCTACTTGGGCATGCTCAAACAAGAGCTGATGGGAAGATGGGAGGGCCGCGGATCTACGATTTTTGCAATCGTGGGCGTACTGAAATTTGGCGAAATGACCGGCCTGTGCACGCGGGAAGAAATCGAAGGCGCCGTGCTCGACGCAGGCCATACCCTGGAGGAAGGCCACGGCGGGCGCGTCCTGGGCGAGGAAATAGCGCGGCACGATTCGCTGCCTGTCCTCCGCGGCAACCTGATCATGGGCGCCATCATGGCCAGGCGCACGTTAAAGCATGCTTTTTTAGAGGCGCAACGGGCGCCGACCTTGGCCGGGCGTACAGGTTTTGAACTTTCACTAGAGGACGACACCGCAGAGCTGCCATGGTTGCTCTATCAGCGGATTTTGTGCGGCGAGGTACATTTGTTCACTGGCCACTCAGGAGCCGGCAAATCAACCGTAGTGACAGATTTAGTCTATAGCTATCTGACTGGCACGGCGTGGCTAGACGCGGATGTGGAGAAGACTGGCGGCCACGTGCTGTGGATCGCCGCGGAGGACGACTACGGCACAGAGCGCCGCATGCGCCACCTTCTCAGGCAGCATCCTGACGGCCTCGCGCTCGCGCAGCGGTTCCATCTGATTCGCGCGATCAATGAACCCCTCGCCTTCGAACAACAGTGCATCGCCCAAACCCAAGCAATGGATGCCATGGGCAAGCATGTGGACGCAATCGTGCTGGATACCTGGGGAGCTTCGGGCCTGTGCTTTGCGGATAACGACACGGAAGCAGTTCTCAGGGCCATGTTTGTTCTAAAGCTAGTAGCACGCCGTACGGAGACCGCGTTGTTGATCACGGATCATTTGCCGCTCGGGAACGAAGACGCATGGCAAAAGGGCAACGGCGCCAAGTCGGGCAACAGCGGATTTGTATACCGCGTCACGACTGGCCGGCAAGAGCAAATTTCAATCGACTGTGGCAAGGCCCGCGGCGCTCCGAAGGCAAAAAGCTACACAGGCCGAATCGTCTCGGAACCGTACGGGACCGATCGCAAGGGCCGCACAACTACCGTGAACGTGTTCAGACGTGAAAACGTCGCGGCGGCGAAAGAGGCCGAGCAAGCCGCGCCGATTCGACTGGCCGCGATGCTGCCTGGCGCCGTGGCAGAGGGTATGGACGCCTTGCGAGCTGGGCAGATTGTCAAGTTTGAAAGTGTCAGCGAACTAGGGAACAAACTAGCCGATGACGAAGCGCCCAGCCATGTCGTCAATCGCGATGCGGCATTCCGAATTTTCGGCAAAGACGGGTTAAAAGGCTTGTGCGATTCGGGCTACTTGCGTACAATGCGCGGGGCTCCGTACTTCGCCGTATACTCGCCAATGAACGGCCATATAAAGCATACGCTTGTCATGCCATGGGCGATCGAGCTGCCAAAAGGGGGCGGACCGTGGGGTTGATAACCCATCCATCCAATAACAAGTTCCACGTCGGAAACGGCACGGACGGCAAACACTACTGGATTACGCCGCCGGATATCTATGCGCGGTTGCATGCCGAATTCCATTTCGATTTCGATCCGTGCCCCTATCCCAAGCCGGCAGATTTCGACGGACTGACGTGCGAGTGGGGCAAGTCCAATTATGTCAACCCTCCATTCGGATCCATTATGCACGAAGGTAAGAAAAAAGGTCCGACCGCATGGGTACGCAAGGCGATTGAAGAATGGCACAAAGGCAAGCGAATCGTATTGGTTTATCCAGTCGATAAATGGATATTGATGCTAATTAAAGCGATCCTCGGCGAGCACGGACATGTTCGTAATCTTGGCGATGTGCACTGGCTGGCAACTGAGGATGGTTCGCCCGGCAAGGGAACGGGACGCCACATTGCATGCTTTGTGCTTGAACCGCGAGCGATGCCGTGGGAATAAACAAAGATGGCGAATGGGACGGAGTGTGCGCTTGTGGAAAAGTCAACAATGACGGGATTAGGTGCCGTTTCGGAGCGACGCACCAAGCACCGCCCCCGCGCTCTATGCCGTGGGAGGCAGAACCACGAAAGGCGATGCCATGGGATTAAGACAGACACTGTTTCCCGACGACATAGTGCAATGGGCGGCAGAACGGTGGAACGTCGAAGTCAAAAACCGGCCTCTGCAGAACGTACACCGCAGGGCGCTTGACACTGCTTGGCGGCAAGTTATCCGTAGGTATGGCGGCGACGATGTTATCCTTTGCGGCCCGGCACACGATGACTTAATCGCCCCCACGACAAAAGAAAGACCACGTGATCCGAAAGCGGAACCGGATGACCAGCTCAACGAATTTTGCCGCGAACCGCCGTGCGTATCGAGTATGTGCCGGCGCGAGCGAAGGTGCCTGTATACATGAGCATGCCATGGGAGCGGCCGGACGCACCCCCGGAAGTTGACGACGTAGCGGAAACCGTACGCGCGTTACAGGCGGACCTACGGTTCATTGTGAGCCATACCGCCATTCTTGTCCGCAGTGACAATGAAGCGCTCCGTATGGTCTTCAATACCGAACGCGGTCAGAGCATGCCGGACCCGCTCAAATGCACGTTCCGAGACGGCACGACGATGGAGTTCCAAGACGTTGGCATGCCACAGGTAAACGTCCAGACGAAAACCATGAAAGAGATAGTAGTTGCGGCACTTGAACAAGCGCTTGCGTTGGGGTTACAGCCGTGACCGTTATTGCTTCTAATTTCGCACGAAGGCCGAACGACCTCTATGAAACGGAGCCTTGGGCAACGCGCGTATTGCTACGCCACTTTCCGCCCGTACGCGGCCGTCAGATTTGGGAGCCTGCCGCAGGCAACCACGCAATTGCAGACGTTTTGTCGTTTGAGGGCGCGGATGTACTCACATCGGATGTAGTGACGCATAACAAAAAGCATGCTTTTACATATGACTTTCTCGCAACGCCGACCGGCGGGAGTGGAGCGACTGAACGGGACATTATTACAAACCCACCGTACGGGCCGCACAACCGCGATGCTGTAAAATTCGCGCGCCTGGCGATTCAGCGCACCGCCGGATGGGTAGCGCTTTTGATGACGGCCAAATTTGACTTTGGCAACACGCGCTACGATCTATTTGCCGACAACCCGCGGTTTGCGTTCAAGATCGCACTAACCGATCGCATTCAGTGGTTCCCAGGCGAAATGCAAGGTACGGAAGACCATGCCTGGTACGTATGGGGGCCGCTGTTCCAGCCACCGCCGCGCCTTTACTACGGAGGTAAAAAATAATGCGTTACTGGCCGATCAGTTCTATCCGCCATTGCCTGACTCCGGCAGGCGCAAGGGCGCTGGACGCAGCCCCCGAAACGAAGGCCCTGCCGGAGCGATTCTACATAGCATGCGTTTCGGCATGCCAATTCGTGCCGGCTGCGCCTGTGCACGGATTGGTTCTGATTAAAGATGAAGGTTCACTACCAAAGCATGCTTTTCTAAAGAGGCCGTCAGCAGCGGAACTGAGTCACCTAGAACGCTTTTGCATATGCGAGAATTTCGACGGCGAAATGTTCCTTATGATCAGCGCATTGCATTGACGCTTGACACGAACGTATGTACGGCGTACAGTATACGAATCGGAGGAATCACTATGGTCTTGACCACTCCAAACAGCGAACTAGCCGATACGGTCGGGCGCGATTGGGTTAAGAGCTTCATGAAATCTTTCGCACCGTACATTAAATCGGAACGCGCTACCAGCAAAGTTGCGTCCGCGCTTTTCATTGACGCACTGGCGGGCACTCTCGCTCTTGCAATCGTAGGGCGGCAAGACAGTGAACAACAGATCGTGGATGCTGTGATAGCCTCATTGCGAGACGCCGTGAAGCGTGATCTTCGGCACCTTGGGAAACTTGGGCACAAATGACGTTCACTCCGCGTAAGCATCAAATTGAAGGCGTACGGGCGCTAACCGAATACGCCGAACGCTTTAGCGTTGTCGAAGCGTGCGTGGCTTCCGGCAAGTCCGCCATGCTTGGCATGCTGGCCGCCCACTATCAGCAACACGGCCGCGTGCTCATTGTCGCCCACAACAAAGAACTGGTAGTTCAAAATGATAAAGCATGTCGAGAACTCGGGTTGCGCCCTGGAATCTGTAGCGCATCCATTAGCACCAACGCCTTTGCCCGAATCACAGTGGGAACTGTCGGAACAATCATTAACCGAACACACCTTTTCCGTGACGTGGTGGCAATTCTTGTGGATGAAGTTCACCGCGTACCGCCCGCCAAATCTTCGCAGTACAGGGGGCTTTTCGATAAAATCAAAATTGCCAAAGTCCACGGCTTGACAGGCACGCCATTCCGAGCCGACGGTACGGGTGACCTTGAAAAGACATTTGGCCCTGTGGTGTACAGGTACACATTCTTGGACGCACTCCGTGACGGCTACGTTAAACCGTTAGTACCTGTTGATGCGGGGGAGGACGAAATAATCGACGTTGAGGGACTGAAAACCATAAGCGGCGATTTCGACTTGGAAGAAATGGCGCCCCGTGCAATAAAACTTGCCCCGAGCCACGCAAAGACCATCCTAGAGGTTATGCAGAAATTCAACCGACGCCGTGCGTTAGTTTTCTGCTGCAACATAGCTCACGTTGACAAACTGGAATCGGAGTTCAAACGCCATGGCAGTGCAGTTGCCGGGGTTCATTCTAAGTCGGTTATTGGGAAGCGCGACAAGGCCGTGGATGCCTTCCGGGCTGGGCAAGTCCCGATCTTGGTATCTTGCAACATGTTCACCACTGGCTTTGATGTACCCGACATTGATTACCTTGCGTTCTGCCGAGCAACAAAAAGCGCGGTTTACTACGCGCAAGGTTTGGGACGTGGCGCTAGGATAACGCCGTACGCTGCAAACTGTCTTGTTTCGGATTTCGGCGGCAATATCGAGCGGCACGGCGCGCTAGATGCTGTTGTCGCAGCTCCGGGCCGCATGCTTACGTGCGATGATGGCCGCGGCTTGGACGGGCACTGTTGTGGCGATGCTGAATGGGAAACGTGGGAGCACGGCCGTACATGCCCCCAATGCGAAACAATCCACAAAAGCGCGCCCAAGTGCAAGCAATGCGGCGAACGTTTCGACCCTCACTATCACGGCATGCTGTGCCCCCACTGTGGCACGCAACAAGCAGCAATTAAACAGTGCGCCGCCTGTGGCGAACCGTACGCTGCATTTCTGCACCCTACTTGTCCCTTCTGCGGCTATGACAACGCTGTAGAGCAATCTCCTGGCAAAGAGCTGAAAACCCGCGGCGGAGCTAACGAAGCCGTGACGGTCGCCAAAATCATCGAATCAGAACCGTGGCAAGCGGTTGTTTCTCCGCCAGTCAAGCAGTCCGGCGGAGGATGGCTGCTAACAACCAAGTTTGCGACAGCGCTATGGCCCTACGATCACCTCCCGCAGCCGCATTCCGTCTTTCTGAAACGTGCGCAGAACGGACGCTACATGGCTGCGGGCATCTACGACGTTAATGGCGCAGTACACCAAAAATAAAGACGTACATACGTGCGGGAGTGCTTGCGTAGCATGGCGAAAAGTGTCATACACGCGTTGTGTTGATTCGATCAACGGGAGCAAAGGAAATGAAACTTGAATTTAACAGTATCGAGGAAGTGAAAGAGTTCGTGGCGCAGCTAAAAGGCACTCGGGGTAAGAAAGGTGAAGGGGACGGCGAAGCAGGTCCGCAAGCTCCGTCACCCGTGATGCCGCCGGTCGGGGGCGCCGCCCCTGCGTTCCAAGGCCCCAGCGCCGCGCAGGGTTTTACGATCGGTAATGCTGGCGCTGGCGGAACACCATTCCCGGCCGATACAGGGGTTGCCGCACTTGTTCACAGGATCGGCGTGGGCATCGACACGCAACTGGCGAGGGGCTCCGACCCGAACAACGCGCTGACGTGGTTCCGTCAGCAGTGCGGCCCGGAAGCTGCCGCAGCCACAATGGAGCAAATCAAGACGGTGTTCCTACCGCGGCTGCCGATGGCGGCACTGGAGAACATCGCGAAACTGACTGGCGCGTAAAGCATGCTTTAGGGGGGCTGACCATGGGACACGACATTTTCAATGCATCGTCTGCAGCGACTTGGCTCGAATGCTCATGGTCAGCCCTTAATGCCGTTCCAGAACCACCAAAGAAAGCAAGCACGACCGCCGCGGCCGACGAAGGCACCCGGAAGCATGGCGTTCTACTGAATGACGCGAGCATATTTTTCGGGGATCTGCCCGACGACGCCACGGACGAAGATTATGAAAACGTGCAGTGGGTGGCGAATTACATAAATCAGCTAGAACACGGCGCAATCGAGTTTGAATTGCGTGTGAAAATCACAAACGACTGCGGCGGAACTGCCGATCTTTTCAACCCGCATCCCAACATTGCTACGATACTAGACGCCAAGTTTGGCAAGTGGGACGTTCCCGCATTTCACAACAAACAGCTTTTGACGTACGCCGCCGCGTTGCTGCCGCGATGCAACGCCGAATGGTGGCGCCTTGTGATCTTCCAGCCAAACGGCTTAGACGATGATGACGACCCGTTCAAGCAATGGATCGCGCACCGTTCCGAGGTAGAAGCGCACCGGGCTCGCGTAATGCGCGCCATAGCGGATCGCAGCGCCCCGAGGCCAGGGCCGCATTGCCGTTGGTGTAAGGCATTTCAGGCTTGCCCGGCGATGGCATCCGACGCAGCTTTCACGATAGGTGCCATGTCGCGCCGCCCGGAAGACCTGACAACCGAGGAACTGGTAAGATTGCTTCGGTTGATCCGCGCCCTCGGGGACGTGAAGCCGGTTTACGAAGATGCTTTAACGGTCCAGTTAAAGCTAGGTCGCGCAGCGGAGGGCGCTACACTAAAGCCGTCCCGTACATTCCGCGCGTGGAACGATCCGCTGCAGGCCGCAACGCATCTGTATCAGCATTACGGTCATAAGGGCGTTAAGGCACTTACGCCTGCCGCAGCCGAGAAACTTGGACTTGAAGGCAAGAAACTCGCGGCGATAGCGGCACACAAACCCCAAGGCGAACTAAAGGCGAATTACTGACAAAAGGAGAAAATCAATGAGCCAACTCGCGAAATGGAAATCTCATAAGATCGTCAAGGCCGGGAAAATCCTCGCGTTCCCTCCCGGATTCAGCGGCCCGGTAACGGTCGAGGACTGCAACGGAGCCGAGTGCAAGGTTGATTGCCCTCCGAACGTATTTGCCAGAGGGCGCCCGAATTTGGGGGATTACATCGTGATCTATGACGACGGTTACAAATCATGGTCGCCTGCCAAAACCTTCGAAGAAGGCTACGAACGTATTTAGCGTGGCTTGACTAGCCCCGTAAAGTAGCGTAAGCGTACACACGTTGACAAACTAGCAAAAGGACCAAACAACATGGCAACGAACAGGCAGTATGAAGCAGCAACCGTCTTCAATGCGCGCATCGTAGACATGCGGCACTTATGGGTGCCGAGCGACACCTACCAAGGGCAGAAAACGCAGAAGCCCAACTTCTTCGCGTCGTTCATCGTGCGAAAGACCGTGCCGCAGTGGCACATGGAACCGACACTTGCGGGCATCGCCCAAGCGTGCGGCAATCTCTACCAAAAGAATCCGCACATCTTGTCGTGGCCCGTCCAGGACGGCGACGTGCCGAGCCCCACAGGTAAGCAGTCCGAGCATATCAAAGGGCACTGGCTGTTCTCCGCGTCAAGCGGCAACCCGCCATCTGTGGAACTGGCGCAGCCGAACGGCACTCTCGTAAAGCTCGCAAACCGTGTCGGCGTGAAACCGGGCGACGTTGTCATGGCGGGCGTCACCGCGGCCGTCAAGCAGAACGACCCGCGCGGCGTCAAGCTGTACCTCAATGCCGTCGTGTTCTGCGCTCCGGGCGAAGAAATCGTGTTCGCCAATTCCGTCAGTGGCGCGGAGCTGATGGCGCAGGCTCAAAAGCAGGGCTTGCAGATTGCCGGGTTCTCAGGCTCCCCAGGTTTCGGGGGCGGCGGGTTCGCACCGCAGCCGGGACCGTTCGGAGGGGCGCCACAGCCGTCAAGTGCGCCGGCCCCCTTTGGAGCGCCCGCAAATCCGGCTCCAGGTGGCTTTGCCCCACCGCCGGCTTTCGCGCCACAGGGCGGGGCGCCTCAACCGCAAACGTGGCCGCAGCGGTAGAATCCTCCCGCCTTGGCCTAGGGCTCCGGCCCTAGGCTCTTTTTCTGAGGGGGCTACAATGGTTCCCGACAGCCTCTTGGCTGACGTGGAGACGCGATCACGCGTCAATCTTAAGGCAGCCGGCGCACGTCGGTACGCCGCGGATCCGTCCACGCAGGTCACAACAGCTACATGGGCGTTCCGCGGCATTCTGAAAACCGCATGTACGGTACACCCGTTCCTGGGGACGCACGAGATTTACGAGCTGTACAGCGATATTCGGGAGTGCCGGCGCTTTGTGGCGCACCACGCGAATTTCGACGTTAACGTGCTGCGACGCCAAAATCCGTTCATTGAAATTCCAGTCTCCAAAGTCGATTGCACCATGGCGCGAGCGCAGTGCCTCGCGCTGCCTGGCGGTCTGGACGAAGTATGCATGGCGCTCGGAATCCGCGGTAAAGACCCGGAGGGCCGCGCGCTCGTCATGGCGACATGCAGGCCGCAACGTAACGGTACATTCAACGAAGATGTGGAGACGTATCGACGACTGCTTGCCTATAACGTACAGGACACGCGCTGCCTTCAAGAGGTAGACAGCCGGCTACCGCCGTTGTCGTTTTCCGAACGATTGATTTTTCAGCGTACGTGGCGGAAAAATGAAACCGGGCTTCCTATAGATATCCATTTAGCAACCGCAATTGCACTCCGGCGAGAAGAAATTGAACAGGAAACAACATTGAAACTTATGGAAATCACGAACAATGCCGTAACCAAACTGTCACAGCGTCAACGCATTATCGATTGGTGCAATGGGGGAAACCGTGCCGCAGGCTTGACGGACACGCAGAAGCATACGATCGCCGACAAACTGACTGACGAAAACCTGCATCCCGATGTACGGCTGGTCTTAGAGCTATTGCGAGACGAAGGGGGCTCCGCGCCGCTCAAAGCACAATCGCTTTTAGATCGACACGTCGATGGCTGGTACAAAGATGCAACACGCTATTTCGGGGCGCGATCCGGCCGCGGCACGTCCGAAGGCGCAAACATGTTCAACATCGCGCGGCCTTCCGGCAAGTTTGACGGTAAGAACGGCCGCCCGTCGATCGACAACCTAATCGATCGACTAAAACAGGGACACACGTCGCTAGGCAGTACCGCTCTGACAGACTGCCTCCGTGGCTGTATCGTTGCGCCGCACGCTTGGTACGTCTGCGACAACGACCTGTCGGCGGCCGAGCTGCGCATCGCATTATGGCAGGCCGGCGATACTGAGCGTCTAGGCATCTTAGCCGCCGCGGGTGGGGACTTGTACATGCACAACGCACGGGTTTGCTTAGGGCTCCCCGAAACGGCAACCAGAGACACGCACCCGAAAGAACGTCAAACGTTCAAGAGCGTCACGCTTGGAGGCAACTATCAGTTAGGTTGGAAAACGTATCTCGCATTTTTGATAAAGACCGCCGCAGAGAATGGACTAAAGAAACACGAACTTACCGAAAACAAGGCGCGGATTGATATTGAAGGCTATCGCCGTGCCAACCCGCTGTTGCAAAAATTATGGTCGGATCTGGCCGACGCATTCAGGTTTGCAATCTACGAACCTCCCGGCCGCATCTTCCCAGCCGGCAAGATCGCATTCCAAAAAGACGCGCACGGTACGGTATGGATGCTACTGCCATCCGGTCGTGCCGTGCCGCACTATTCGGCGCACGTTACGCACACGGGCGAGATGGCGTTCTTTCGCGGCAAGTTCGGTGCCATGCTCCGCCAAAAGGCGTTCGGCGGTTCGCTGCTTGAAATCTCATGCCAGTCTATGACGCGTGATCTTGTCACAGCCGCAGAAGCGGATATCGAAAACGAGCTGCCCGACGTTGTTTTGCTGCTAGACGTATACGATTCTATTCTGGCCCTTGCTCGCCAGGAATTCGCTGCCGAACGATCCGCGCAAATGCGCGCAATAATGAAGCGTCCGCGATCGTGGACCGCCGGCCTGCCGCTGGACTGTGAAGGTTACGAAGGACCGCGTTACGCCAAATGAACCACAAAATATATATATATATAAACTCGGGTGGGTTTTCATCTGGGAAAATAGGATGCGAAAATGACGCTGCTATGGGGAACAAAGCGAGTAGCGAGAAAGAAAAAGCGCTGTCTCAATCATCAGCAGAAAAGAGAACTCGCGAAAGACATACTAAACGGGAAGCATGTTAAACAAGTAGCAGCGAAATGGGACATATCTCTGAACTTAACCTACAGCATAATAAACGAGTACACTATAACACTGCGTACGGAAAGATACCCCGACACGTCACTAAGTGAGAGTGGTTAGAAAGCAAAAGCCAAGCCGCCGATCCCGCTGAATAGCGACCCGAGCCCGTTACCAAAGCTTTGATCGTTTTTCGCCTGGGCCTCCGCAATGGAGGTATCGCTACGCATCTGTGCCGCATCAACGCCGGCTTGCTGCCCGGTGGCCGTGGTGCCCAC